TTGTTTATTGAACATGTGAGTTTGTTTAGCCAGTTCTTGATTATGATGTCTTTTAACAAAGAGAAAAATCTATTCAAGGGTATTTCAAATGTTGTTGAGGCTACCTCAAAGGAGGAAGAAATACATGGCAATTTTGGATCAGAACTTATCAATATAATTAAGGAAGAAAATCCAGAATGGTTTGATGAAGAATTTGAAGCATTGATTGTATCAGCTTGTCATAAAGCATATGCCGCTGAATGTGGAATATTGGATTGGATATTTGAGAATGGTGAATTAAGTTTCTTATCAAAAGATACAATTAAACATTTCATTCAGAATAGATTTAATAATTCATTAAATAGAATTGGAATGAAGCCAGTATTTGAGGTTGATTTTACTGAAATTGAAAAAACATTATGGTTTGATGTGGAGATTTTATCAACAAAGGAGGGGGATTTCTTTTATAAGAAACAGATTGATTATAATAAAAAGAGCAAGAGCATAACAGAGGATGACTTATTTTAAAAAATAAAAATAATGAATAAAGAAAAATATTATTGGCTAAATGATGAGAGTAGGCTTTTCTTATCAAGGGGGTATATTAGTGAAACCCCCGAGCAAAGGATTAAAGATATTGCAAATAAAGCAGAAGAATATTTAAAAATTGATGGATTTGCTATTAAGTTTGAGGATTATATGGCAAGAGGTTTCTATAGTCTATCAACACCTGTATGGATTAATTTTGGTAAGGAGAAAGGATTGCCTATTAGTTGTTATGGATCAAATATTGATGACACATTAGATAGTATTCTAAATGCTGGAAGAGAGATTGGTATGATGTCAAAATATGGTGGTGGAACAAGTGCATATTTGGGCAATATTAGAGCTAGGGGTAGCAAGATATCAACAGGGGGGACAGCAGATGGTCCAGTTCATTATGCAAGGGTTTATGACACAGTAGTTGATGTTTGTAAGCAATCAGAAGCAAGAAGGGGTGCATGTGCAGTCTGGCTACCAGTTGAACATGATGACATTATGGAGTTCTTAGATATTGGAACAGAAGGCAATCCTATCCAGAATTTACAATATGGAATTACAGTTACAGATAATTGGATTAATGATATGAAGGGGGGAGACCCAACCAAGAGAAAGATATGGGCAAAGATAATTCAAAGACGTAATGAGTTTGGCTTTCCATATATTATGTTCAAGGATAATTCAAATAACAATTCACCCTATAAAGAATTGGGTTTGGAGATAACAGCAAGTAACCTTTGTTCTGAAATTCAATTGCCAACAGATTCATTTAATTCTTTTGTTTGTTGCTTGGGTTCATTGAATTTAGTTCATTGGGATGAGATTAAAGATAGTGATGCAATTGAAATTTATGTTATGTTTTTGAATGCAGTTATGGATGAATTCATTCTTAAATCTGGAAAAATGGCAGGGATGAAGAGGGCTAATAGATTTGCATCACAACACCGTGCAATTGGATTGGGGGTATTAGGTTATCATTCACTATTTCAATCAAAATTAATCCCATTTGAATCATTGATGGCAAAACAATTGAATAATCAGATTTTCAAAGTAATAAAGGAAAAATCAGATGCAACATCAAGATATTTGTTTGAGGAAAAAGGATATAAATCATTGAGAGAGGGTTATGCAAACACCACCTTAATAGCAATAGCCCCAACTAAATCAAGTTCATTTATTCATGGTCAAGTTAGTATGGGTATTGAACCAATAAAATCAAATTATTTTATAAAGGATTTAGCAAAATCAAAAACAATTTATAAGAATCCTTATTTGGAAGGTGAATTGCAAAAATATGGATTGAACACACCAGAAATATGGGAGAGCATTTTGAAGAAGGATGGTTCAGTGCAGCACTTGGATTTCCCAACCAAAGAGGTTTTTAAATCATTCATTGAAATATCACCAAAAGAACTTATATTACAAGCAGCACAGAGGCAGAAATATATTGACCAATCACAATCACTTAACTTGATGATTCATCCATCAGTTCCAGCAAAAGATATAAATCAATTATATTTGTATGCACATGAGGAGGGAGTTAAAACTTTGTATTATCAGTTTAGTCAAAGTTCAGCACAATCATTTGCAAGAAATATAAATGAATGTGTTAGTTGCGAGGCATAGATTCAATTTGTTAAATAAAAAACCCCCAGTCTATTAAATTAGATTTGGGGGTTTTTAATACTAGTATTTATTTAGACTTATTTTCCACTCAATGTGTCATAAAACTTTTCAAGTTTTTTTAAATCAGCTTCACTAAATGCAAAATTACTATTATCAAATTTATCTTTCATTGTTGAAAGTTTATTTATGATTTTGTTAATCATAGACATTGCTTTTTTTCCAGTGGTTGCTTTACTATGGCTATGGTAGTCCATAAACATGCCTTCACTTTCTTTTTCTTCAACAATTCTTTTAACAAGTTTAGTTAAACCAGTTTCTGATAATCTTATAGTTCTCATATTTTTTTTTATATAAATATACAATAAAGTAAAATAATTTTAAAATTTGTGAAAAAGATATATTTATATTTAAATGATTTATAATGGCAGAAGGCTTGACATATGGAGTAAAATTTCCATTTGATACATCAACAAGGGGGGATGCTTTAAAAATGACAGAAACAGCATCTGATGAGGTTAGGTCTGCATTATTGCATTTGTTATTAACAAGAAAAGGAAGCAGGTATTATCTTCCTGATTTTGGAACAAGACTTTATGAATACCTATTTGAGCCAATGGATGTTGTATCATTTGATGTTATTGAAAATGACATACGTGATGCTATTTCAAAATACATACCAAATTTAATTATCAATAGGATAACAATTGAACCAATCACTCAGGATGAAGAAGTTCAAACAACAAAATTAAGTCTTGATGATGTTGGATTAAGTTCTGCAGATAAGATTTATAGATCGCCAGGTAATGGCACATATCAAAATACTGCAAAAATAAAAATAGAATATACCACAAATAATAATAGTTTTGCTGGTAGTGACTTTGTTGTAATAAATATATAATATGGCAGATAGAAAAATATCATATGGTGTTAGGGATTTTCAGAGCATAAGAACAGAATTATTAAATTATGTAAACACATATTACCCTGATTTGATAAATGATTTTAGTGATGCTTCAATATTTTCAGTATTTTTAGACTTAAATGCAGCAGTTGCTGATAATTTACATTATCATATTGATAGAAGTTTACAAGAAACTGTTTTACAATATGCACAACAAAAATCATCTATATATAATATAGCAAGGACTTATGGCTTAAAAATACCAGGGCAAAGACCATCATTAACCTTATGTGATTTTTCAATAACAGTTCCAGCAGATGGGGATTCAGCAAATTATGCATATGCAGGTGTTCTACAAAGAGGGGCACAAGTTTTTGGAAATGGTGTTGCATTTGAAACAATTAATGATATTGATTTTAAATCAAGTTATAGTGCACAAGGGACAAAGAATTTAACTATAGTACGAAATGAAATAAATTCTAAGTTAGTTAATTATACTTTAACAAAAAGAGAGCCGGTTATAAATGGAACAACAAAAGTGTTAAAGAGAGTTATAACAGCATCAGATGTTAGACCATTTTTTGAATTATTTTTACCAGATAAGAACGTTTTGGGTATAACAAGTGTGTTATTGAAAGATGGGCAAATAAACACAATTCCACCATCATCTGATTTTATTAGTGAAATAGATAGATGGTATGAGGTTGATTCTTTGGCAGAGGATAGAATTTTTATAGTTGATACAACAAAAGACACAGGTGATGCTGGGATTAAGGTTGGTAAGTACATTCAAACAGATAATCGTTTTATTAGTGAATTTACATCAGAAGGTTTTAAAAAACTTACATTTGGTAATGGAGTGAATACAGCATTAGAGCAATTAAATCAATTTACAACAACAGGGCAATTACCAACATTACAGAATTATTTAAATAATTTTTCATTAGGTAGAACACTAAAACCAAATAGTACATTATTTGTACAATATAGGGTTGGTGGCGGATTGAATACAAATCTTGGACCAAATACTATAAATCAGATTGGTACAAATGTTTTCACAATAAATGCTGGAAATCCAGCACAAGAAGCTGCTGTAATTAATTCATTAAGAGTTAATAATAACTTTCCAGCAATTGGTGGTGCAGGATTGCCATCCACAGAAGAAGTAAGAAATTTTGTTTCATTTAATTTTGCAGCACAAAAAAGAGCAGTAACAATAAATGATTATGAGGCAATAATTAGGAATATGCCACCACAATTTGGAGCACCAGCAAAAGTTTCAGTCCAAGAAGTTGATAACAAGATTCAAATTCTTGTATTATCCTATGATTCAAATGGGAAACTAATTAGTGATAATTCAAAATTTTTAACAGATAATATTGCAAATTATATTTCAAATTATAGAATGATAAATGATTATGTTCTAGTTTCAGCAGCAAAAGTTATTGATGTTGGAGTTGAGGTTGCAGTTACAATAAGACCAGGTTTAACATCAAAAGATATTATAAATAATATTATTACAACAGTTAACACTTATTTATCACCACAAAATATGCAATTAGGAAAGGACATAAATATATCAGAACTTAAAAGTAATATTCAAAATTTGAATGGGGTTATTAGTGTTTCAAATATTTTATTTAAAAATCTTGTTGGAGGAAATTATTCTGGTGGAGAACCAGTTGTTGGTTATTATCCACCTATTTCTAATAGAATTATTGTTGCAACAAATGAAACAATTTATGCTGACTCAAATGAAATATATCATATAAGATATCCTGAAAAAGACATCACAGTAAAAGTAAATACAAATAGTGGTGTGACTATCATTTAATTTATTTATTTTACTTCATTATTATTTATTGTTTATAAATAATGTATAATAAAATATTTATAAACAATAAATAGACTAATGCAAAATACTTTTAGAATTAAGACTGATATTGGGCAAGATAAAGTTGTTAATTTTCAGTTAGACCAGAATATTGAATTCCTTGAAATTTTATCATTTAAAATAAGACAATCTGATGTATATACATTAGATTGTGCAAATTATGGAGTTGTAGCAGGAAGAATTACAGCAAATAATGGTTTTGGCATTCCAAATGCTAGGGTTTCAATTTTTATACCATTAAGTGAGGAAGATGAAGATAATGAGTTAATTACATCTATATACCCATATAAAACAATATCTGATAAAAATGAAGATGGTTATAGGTATAATTTATTACCATATGAACCATCATATCCAGGACATATTGCAACAGGAACTTTTCCAACTATGGAAGATGTTATGTTTGATGGTCAAGCCATTGAAGTGTATGAGAAGTATTACAAATATACAGTAAAAACAAATTCAAGTGGGGATTATATGATATTTGGTATTCCGGTTGGAAGTTATACCATATTAATGGATCTTGATTTGTCAGATATAGGTGAGTTTTCATTGACTCCACAAGATTTGATTAGAATGGGGAGGGCAACAGAAGCACAATTTAAGGGAAATTCATTTCAAAAATCATCAGATTTGGAATCTTTGCCACAAATTGTTTCTTTATCAAAAGGTATTACAATATCCCCACTTTGGGGTGATCCAGAAACTTGTGATTCAACCATAAATAGGGTTGACTTTGATTTAAGAGCTGATGCAAGTATTGATATTCAACCAACAGCAATTTTTATTGGCTCAATCTTTGGGACAAGCAATATAGATAGTATAAGAATTAATTGTGGGGTAAAAGAAAGTATGGGCAATTTGTGCCAACTTGAAACTGGTCCAGGGCAAATATTGGCCATAAGACAAACAAGAAATCTTGATTCAAAGGGTTTACCTATTCTTGAGGAGTATGAATTAGATAATAATGGTAGAGTTATAGATGGAGATGGTACTTGGGTTGTTGAATTACCAATGAATTTGGAATATGTTGTAACAGATGAAAATGGAAATCAAATAATAACCAATGATGAGAAAATAGGCATACCAAGAAAGGGTAAATATAGATTTAAGGTAAAATGGCAAGATGTTGATAACTCAACAGATACTTCAAGGAAGGCACATTTTTTAGTTCCAAATATTAAGGAGTATGGTTGGGGTGCTTCAGGTACTAATGATCCTATTAATTCTACTAATGCAAATATAAAAAAAGAATTAGCTGGTTCATATTATTTTGGTTTGGATTGGGATGGATATACCAATAAAGATGCTGCAATAAGGTGTGAGGATACATTTTATGAATTTGAATATAATAAGGTATATACAGTTGCAGGATTGGTTGACCAATATCAAGGTGGTACGTCACAAGGTAAATTTATAGGAATAAAAGAAATTTCAGATAGAAGTTGTGAGCAAAATGTTAATAAATATCCAGTTAATGACGCAGTTAAGAATTTTGATTTACTATATTTTTTATTTTCCATAGTAATTCAATTAATCCAATTTATTAATATTCCTTTAATATTTGGATATCATTTGGTTTCTTTTTTGTGGAACTTTTTTGCTCAAATATTATTACCAGCAATACTTGGAATTGTTTCATTTTTATTAGCAAAAGAAATTGTTGATTTTATAAAGTGGTTAACAACAGCTGGATATTCACTTGCAACTTTTAATCCTGCAAGTCCATTATTTAGTGCTTTCTTATTTGGAATGTTAATTAAGGATCTTGCAGGTATAGTGGTTTTAACAACTTTGAATATATTCTTAATAAGAAATTTTAAAAAAATAATAAGAAGAAAAATAAAAAAAATACATTTACCAAATATAACATATCCAAATTGTGAACTTTGTGATTGTGAAATAGAAGAGGTAGATGTTGATTTGGAAGGTTTGAATCAAAATAATGGATTATTATCACAATTATCAAATTATTCATTATATTATGATAATTTTTCTCAAAACTTTAATTGGGCTAATTTAAAAGATATTATTATTGATAAAACAAATAATAAAGCATATAAAGATGATACTTTGTATGAGGATGATAAACCTTTGATGATTTTTGCACTAACACAAGCTATATCTGGGCGAGCAACAAATTCAACAGGCATTGATTCTAAAAAAATAGGTGAAACAGACATTAAGATGCCAAGGTCGGATAAATATATGTTACCTATTCTTAGCAAGAATTTTTCAGTTTATAGTGAAACATTACCAGTTGGGGAAAGAATTAATTATTTTAATTTGAGAAATAGTTATTTTTCTGGTAAAAATAAAATAAAAGTTTCTTTTGCAAATGATTTAAATAGAGGAACTTATCATTATGACAATGTTATTGTTGTATTATCTGATGTTTTGATTGAGACAGGTGAATTATTAAGTTTTGTTAATAGTAGTTTATCAAAAGATGTTAATTTTAAATATACTGGAACAACAACAAATGGTGAAATTTTTTTTGGAAAACCTGGAAGCATTAAGATAACTGAACAAAATAAAAATATAATTGTAAGATATGCAACAACACAAGATAAAGATGAAACTAAAACATATACATTACCAGTTTTAACAGGATTAACAGATACATCTTATTATGCTTCTGATTTGGAGTATTTCCAAGTATTAACTGGTATGACATATTATGAATATCTAAATATTTCAGATAAAACAAAAATAGGATATTTTCCTAGTGTTATAACATCACCTGCTGTATTGAGAGTTAAACTAGGTAATCAAGATGTTGTTGGAGAAGAATTAATAATAAATAATCCACTTGATTATTTTCAAAATATAGAAAACCAATATGTTTTAATTATACAGAGGGGTGTTGACCCTTACTCACCTGAATATACCAATAAGTATGGTTTAGGTAAAATTTTTGGATATGATAATGAAGATCAAGTTAGTTTAACTATTAATACCAAATTAAATATACCAATACAAAAACTTAATGACTTTAATAATGGAAGTATTTATAACAATAATTTAACAATACAAACCTTGACAGATCAGAATGATATTTTATTTGATTCATATACATTCCAACCTGGACAAACATATTCTACTTATAAAACAGATGCTGTTTCTTATTATGCTGGTATATTAAATAATAAAACCCCAATAAAAAACCCATTTGTGTTTATATTGGGGCTTAGACCATATAAGGAAAAAATTTTAAAAAATTGGACAAAAGCACATCCATTTGTTGTTGATGATAATTTTTTTATACAAAATGGGAGAAGAGCAAATTCATTTTTGTCAACAAAATATAAAAGAGAAACCCCTACTTCACAACTTGATTCAAAATATAATTTATCAAGATTAGATTTTAATGGAGGTAGTTATATGAATGGTATGGGTAATGTTAAGGAAAAAAATCAATATGAAGGTGAATCAACATCTCTTATTTTCCTTGTTGGTATTATAGATAGTATTTTAGGGTTATTTAGGCAACAAAATTTGATGTTATATTTTTCATATAGTTCACATCTTGAATTAAAAGATAACCCATTATCATATACCAATAAAAATAAAATAGTTTTAAGGACAGATAGACTTCCAACATCAGATGGTTTGGATGGTAAAAACTGGGTTAATAATTCAGTGGGGGTTCTTCAACAAAATAATGCTTTTAGAATTTATAGATATCCCAAATTGTCAAAAGGTGAGGGATTACCTGCTGAAGCAAATCCACTTTTTGATGCTAGTATAGGTGGATATGATATTTCTGGTTTACCAAATGCTTCTGATGTGTTGAATACATTTAATTTATGTGGAAATTTAGTACCATATTCTTGCTATTCAAATAATGGGGGAAAGATAACAATAAGTGATGATTGTACATCATCAAAATATCAAAAAATATACATAAAAGATGGGTGTTATCAGTTAGTTAGAAGACCAATACTTGATTTAATTCCTGATATAAATGCTTTCCGTGAATGGATGTTTAGGTTTAAGTTAAATTATGGTATATGTAGAGGTGTTATTTCTGAATCATTTGTAAATAATTGGGTAAATGGTTCATTATTTATGTTTTCTTTTAGAGCAAATATAAATAAGACAAATCCAGAATATTGTAAGGATTTGATTTATTATGATGCAAGTACAAATAATTTCTATTATAGAAGTTCACCATATGATGATGCTAACTTTGTTGGTAACAATAATAATACAAATAGCAGTAAACTAAATAATTATAATTTGATGTACCCAACTACAATTGTAAATTTGGGTATTAAGAATAGACAGCAGGTGTCATTTAATGATTTTAGTAGTTATGGTTATGTTATGAATTCACTTAACACAACAAGTCATTATGATAATTCTGATTTGGTTAATTTCTTTGTAATTAGTAGAATATTAGATTCTAATGTTTTGAAAGGGCTTATTTTAGATAATAAAATTATAGATTCATTCTTTAGCCGAGCTGGAAAAAAAGTGGATGGGGATTTAGCACAATTATTATCAATCAATTCTGAATTTGGAGTTGTTAAATTTTCACCAGAATTATATGAATTTAAAACAAATAATTCACCAACCATAATTTTTAGTGAAAAAAGTGTTAATGGTAAAAATAAAAACCATATTGGGGTTTTCTACTCATCATCACAAGCAGATTTGCAATTAAAAGATTATATAACACCAGGTAGGGTTAATATTAGGGATATAAATAGTAATGCTTTGGTTAAATTAGAAAAGTATGGAAATAAATCACAGGAAGTGCCATTCTATTCTTGGACTTTATATAAGGGTTCAAAAACAATTTTTGGCACAGAAGAGAACAATTGGGGAACTAGCCAAAAAGATATTAAAAAAGAAAAATATCAATCTCTTGAAAGAATAAAATTCACAACAACAGATTTAGAAACTAATTATTTTTCAGATTCATCTTATGACTTGAGTTATAATAATGATAGGGGGTATATTTTTGCACAGAAAAATAATTTATACAATTTGAATGATAGAACAATTGATTCTTTTATAGTTGGAGCACCATTCCATTTCTATTTTGGTATAAAGAAAGGATTTTCTGCCTTAGATAAATTTAAAACTAAGTATCTAAATGAATAAGTATAGCATTGTTCCAAGTTCATATAAGAATAAAGTATCTGATGACAATGGATTACAGATTTCAGTTGAAGTTGAATCAACAAGAAAAGAACTTATTGAGTTTGATAGAGACATTAATGTTGATTTAAATATTTTATATGACAAAGAAAAGGGTGGGTCATTTAATATTAGACCTATTTTTAATATAAATTTTATTTATGATAATACTTATTCTGGTATAACAACTAGCAAATATAAAAATGAATTAATATATCCTATACTTAACACATTTTATGTACAGACTAATAATGCTAAAGGATTTCTTAGAGCATATGAATTTGATTTTTTTAGACCCCCAACTTTAACAGCATTTGGTTATGAAACACCAAATGCTTATACATATAATTGGAATTATTATTTGACCTATCCTTATGCTAATGATAGTAAACAACAACTTAGTATAACAATAAAAGGGAAATCATTTGATTGGGATGTGGAAAAGGGGATACCATTTGTTAGTGAGAAAGTTGTTGTAAATGGTTTTAATATTGTAAAGATAACCTGTTGGGTTGAGCATAATATTAAGGAGGGTGAAAGTGTTTTGATTGATGGTGTTGTGTATGATGTTTATTCATTTGGGGATGGTTCTTTTAATTCAGAGAAATATATTATTAATATACTTAACATTAAGAATAATATTGCCTCAAATGTGCCTAACACATTAAAACGTGTTATTATTGCTAGTAATTCAGGAGAAACAACTTCAATATATTATATTAGAAAACACAAAGTCATTAGTGGGGGTAATAAAATAGTTGTAACAAAAGCTGGATTCCAAAGAGGTGTTTTTGATGGTAGAAGTGTGTTGAGTTATAATAATGATTCATTTTCAGGCTACACAAAAGAATCAAATTATTCATATAATTTTACATTACAGAATGAAATTAATATTGATGGAATTGTAGATAATCATAATAGACCCATAACTGAATTGTATTTAACAATTGTGTTTAAAGGACAATCTGGATTTTTTGCATCAAGGAATGATAGTATGAAGAAAGGTTGGGGTTTTAACATTCTTAAAAATAATAAGGTATGGTGGGAAAGTAGAAATCCAAATTCTAATAGTAATATTGGTACAACATCTTATTTTGATAATGATAATAAAGAATTTTTTTATTACAAACACCCAGATGAGTTTGATGGGGATTTTTGTGAATATAATGAATATGAGCAAATAGAAAGAGTTGTTTCAGATTTTTATTATAAGATAAAACATTCTCAATCAATTTTTGACATAAATGATAATGAAAAAGGGTATTATTATAAACCTCACAATAAATTGCAATTAAAAGTATTTTCAGATTATGTTGAAACAGTTGATAAAAACTTGGCGGATAATATCCCAAATTATGCTTTTTTTTCAAAGATTGACAATCAATTTAGATGGAGGGATATTTATAGTGTTGGATTTTTTGATGAAAATAATAATGGAGTTAACTACCCATTCATAAATGGATCTTTCTATCCCTTTGTTAATAATATTTTTAAATTATTTCCTGAAGGTTATGATTATGAGAAAAATGTATTTAATACAACAAACTCTGGAGAAAATCCTTTGATAGTAAAACCTATAATAGATGAGTGTGAATAGATATAGATTACTACAACCTAGGGCTAATGACTTAACAATAAGTTTACCAATCAAGATTGATTTTGATATTCTTGGGCATCAAGATGTTATAGATAATTATGGGGAAGATGTTTTAAGTAATTCAATAAATGGATTAGTCGATTATGAAATAGTTAGATTTACACATAAAGGATTGAGGGAAGGTTTTCCTGATCCATCAAAGACTTCTACACCAACACCAACACCAACCATTACTCCAAGTAGCACAATTACACCTACACCAAGTAGCACACTTACACCTACACCAACCAAAACAACAACTGTAACACCAACAAATACAAGTACCCCAACTGTAACACCAACAAACACACCAACAAACACACCAACTTCATCAATAACTCCATCAACAACTATCACACCAACTATTACTCCAACAAATACAACAACACCAACTCCAACTCCAACTATCACACCAACTCAATTTAACTATTATTCATCAAATAATTTAATTGCATTTAAACAAAATTGTTAATAAATATGACAGATTTTAACATATATGCTGGTTCATCACCAAGTCCAAGTGGCTGTGGAAGTTGGTTTGCACATTCCACTAGTGGTGCTGCATGTAATTCAATATTTTGTCCAACATCACCAACAAATTGTGTTGGTGATTGTGATACATTATATGTCAATACATTAAGAAATCCACAGAAAATTGAAATTGGTGATATAATATATACTAAAATAGATGGTGTTTATACTAAATTGTCTGAAGGTTGGTATGTTAGTAGTACAAATGGAACTGTATTTGAGATTGATTCAAGTGGAGTGTTAACAAATGTTAATACTTGTTCTGGAACAACATTTGTTAGGGATTATGATGGGAATTACTATGGCACAGCAGTGATTGGAACACAAACTTGGTTTACAGAAAATTTAAGAACAACAAGATATAATAATGGTGCATCTATTCCATATATCACAAATAACACTACATGGAGCAATTTAAAAATTGGAGCATATTCTTCATATAATAATGGAATTGATAGTTGTTTTGGTTATTTATATAACTGGTATGCTATCTCTAATGCTGGGGGATTATGCCCTACTGGATGGCATATTCCAACAAATGCTGAATTTATCACATTAAGCACATATCTTGGTGGTAATAGTGTTTCTGGTGGTAAAATGAAGACAAAAGGTTTAGTTTGGTGGAGAACACCAAACAATGGTGCAACAAATAGTAGTGGATTTAATGCTTATCCAGCTGGTAGAAGAGTATTTAATGGTAATTTTAATTATTTTGGAGAGACAGCAACATTTTGGTCACAAACAAATGGAAGTGGGCTTAATTTTAAAAAATTAGTACAATTAGAATATGATAATAATAACTTGGATTTTCAAGAAGATGATCCTAACAATGGGTATTCAATTAGATGTATAAAAGATTAATCAAATGGGAATAGATTATAGTTTAAATATAAATTTTAATTTTCACAATGGAAAAGAGTTGGGTTTAGAGGATAATTGGAATTCAACATATTTTACACCAAAAAATAACTTTAGGCTAGAAGAAGATATTAAAAGAATTTCAAGTAGTTTTAACAACTCTTTCTTCAAATTAGATTATTATGACACCCCATTTAGCAAAGCACAAAAAATTTATCTAACAACAATTTTACAAGCAAGTAATGGGGTTAAATTAAATGAAACTATAATTCCAACATATTATTTGGATTATGTTGAAAACACAGAAGGGTTTTTTATTTATTGGCTAAAAGATAAACAAATATTAAATATTGATACATTCTATGTTAGTGCTACATTTTTTAATGGTAAAAATGGTTCTACAACAAGAATGGCAAATAAGAGACAATCAAGTGGAGAATATAATTTAAATGATGTTTTTGATTTTTACTATAAAATAGTTTTGGATTATAAAACTTATACTTATGCTTATTATAGTATTAAAGATGATAGTGAAGTTGGGGTTAAAAATAATCCTATGAATTGGTATGAATATGTAACTAAATAATAATGGTATATAAAATTAAAATATCTCCAGAGTCTTTATCATCCATAATTAAGGAAGTAACTTATAGTGGAAATACATTTGGTGTATATACAGGAATGACTAGTCTGCTCACAAGTGGGGTTAATGGCACATCTTCACTTACTGGTTTGACTATTCCCATATTATTAACTCAAGATTGTTTGGATATGGGTTATTATTCAACATTTGATGGAGCAATACAACAAAAGGAAACAGTTTTGAATTATGTCTTTAGTGCAGAAAATAAAAACACTTATTGTGTTTATAACACATCAATTTTTAATTCTTATACAAAAGAATCAGAATACAAGATATATTGGGGAGATAATAGGAAGATTGAAGTTATGGATGACATAAAGAAATGTCATTCATATGATTCAAACGGGAAATATGTGATAAGGATAGAACAAAATAATAATTTTGGAACAAATATCATAAGTAAAACTATAACTATACCATTTGATAAAAATAATGTTAGTAATAATCCAAATGGGACAATAGAATTTATCCCAAGTGGGGGTCCTTGGAAGGGAACACCACTAAAATATAATTATATCTTTACTGGGGATACAGGTATGGATATAGATGACTATCTATATGATAGTGAGGTAACTGTTACTGGATATACAAAATCAAATTTGTTTGATTTGGCTTTATATGGAAACAAAACATATGATATTGGCTTTGAGATAAAAAAGAATGGAAACACATATGGTAAAATAACAGAAATAAATGATTCATTTACAGGATATACAATTTATGTTAATGGTAATGATGGTATAAAATATAAGGACTATTCTTTTGGTCTTACAACCTTTGAGTTTAAAAGCAAGGGTTTGCGTAAAGAAAGTATAGTGTTAAGTGCAATAACAAAAAATGAAGCATTGTTAAAATCAGTAGATGATGTTCAAATTTTTTCAAATGTTTTTGTTGAGAGGGGTAAAAATTCAGGTTATGAAAAAGTCCAAAGATTAGGTGAAGTAAAAACATTACAAGATATGGAAAAATATGGATATGGTTATTTTAAATTGACAAATAAATAAAGAAATAAACTATTTATAATAAAAATAAAATATTATGGCAATTGGTACATATGGAACAGTAAGACCTAGTGATGTGAGCCCAGATGATGTGGAAATAGTTATGGTTTATGCTCCAACAAGGGATCAAACAGATTTGATTACACAAAAGAAATTAGATGCTACAACAATATTAAAACCATATTTTGATAATGATTATCCTAATGAAATTTTAGGTGGTTTATATAATTTAACATTACCAGCAAATGAGTTTACAGCACTTGGCTATTATACTCTATATCTAAGACCATCACAAATAAGAACAAAAATAACTGATTGTGGTATATTAAGTGCTTTACCAAATGTTAAAGGTATTGTTATTGATTTAAATAATGTGACAAGTGAATTTAGGAACAAATTTGAAACTCCACAAGAATTAGTTGGATATAGGGTTGAGTACTTAAATAATAAACAAAAAATACCAAATTTCTTTAGAATAATAACATCCTCTTTTTTTTGTGAACCAGTTGTTACAAATGAGGTTAATACTAATCAAAAATCAATAAGATATAGGTATGTAGATAATAATACAAATTTAGTTTTTTTAACATTAACTCCAAGCAATTCACCTTCCAACAAAACAAATGCAACACCATTTATTGGACAACCAGATCAAAATATTATCATAACAAATACATATTTTAACCCCACAACACTAGAAATTGAGATTGCTGAACATGATGTATCAACATTGGCAATTGGTTTATTTGGAAATCAAACCAAATCAATAGAAGATGGTATATATACATTATATGATACAACAAGTAATATATACAAACAATATAATCTATTTGAGGTTAGAAATCAATTTAATGAGTTGTTATATGAGGTTAGAGAGGATCGTGGTGATGATATTGACATAAGCAAAAATTTTGATAATATAGTAGAATAATGCCTATAATTTATGTTAAAAATGTTCCAGATGGTGGAACAAGTAGTGTGTTTGATAATTTGGTTGGATACCAATTGGTAAATGGTGGTGGTTTAACTTTTGGAACTTTTGATTTCACACCTGGCATAACAGAAACTATCCCTCGCAAATTTTTAACAAATGTTTTTGATTCACCAGTCAATCTTGAAACATTAGGTATTTCTAATATTCAAGACATAAAAACCATTCTAACAAAAGAATTTCAAGTTTATCCTAACTATGATATAAGTCAAGTTATGAATTTTGTTATGTATGGTTCATTATCAAAAAGATTTTCAGTATCAATAACAAATATTATAAATAATTTTCCAGCATCAATTGATGTTAATTTTTTTGACAATGATTTAAATACAGGATATACTGCAACAAATATTTCATATGATATAGAAACTAATAACACAACTTTTGATATTGACATATCAAAAATACACAATCCATTTGGCGTTGATTTTACTATAAATGCTGAAGCAAATTTATTAGCAAAAGAAATTAAAGTATCAGAATATAGAAATATTGCAAAATATTATTCAGATTATGTTTTATCAATAAGTGGAATAACATATCCTGTCTCATTTTTATCCCCAAGTACTTTTTTGGATAATGGAACATTACGTGTTAGTGTTTTTGGTTCTCCTTTTGGGACATCTACAACAAATAGCACAACATCATATATTATAAGACCAAGTGATTTTTTGTATAATTTGGTATTCAAAAGTCAATTTGATGAATTTGAACAATATATTTTAAATACTATATCATCACCAATATATACAATGACTTTACAAGTTCCACAAGAAAATGAAGATGGGCAATTTAGTATAGTAAATACAAATATAACTTTTCCTTTGGATGGAGTTTGGAACATTGACATTATAACTCCAAATTTTGAGAACTATTTGAATACAATTCAAGAGATTGCAAATTATTTTGACACTGTAAGAACAAATTTAATATCAAGATTTTTTGTATCTGATTCATTGAAGGAATTTGACACTTTTGATAGAAGAGTTGAGAGTATGTTGCAGATATATGGAAGAAGTTTTGATGAGGTTAAGAAATTCATTGATTCTTTAGCATATATGAACTCAATTAATTATACACCAAAAAATGACATACCATCACAATTATTGTTAAATTTAAGTAGAACTTTAGGTTGGGAGGATAATTTTCAATTTTTTACAGACCAAAATCTACTTGATTCAATATTTGGGAATTCAAGTGATTTTAAATATCCTGCATATAATAGATCACAAACACCATTAGAATTAAATTATGCTTTTTATAGGAATTTGGTTATAAATTCATTTTATTTATTTAAATCAAAAGGGACAAGAAGGTCAATTGAGTTTATTCTTAGGTTAGTGGGTGCTCCTGAAGCAATTGTAGAATTCAATGAGCATATTTATATTGCTGACCAAAAAATAAATTTGACAAAGTTTAATAATGAATTTGTAAAAATAGAAACAGGTAAATATATTGATAATGATCCAGTTTTAACACAAACAACTTACATTCTAAGTGGTAGAACATATACTGGGGTAACAGAAAATACAACATCAACAACTATTAATTTTAATTCATTAAATTATCCTGTGAATAAAGAAACAGGATACCCACAACAATCAAATAATACTAATCAATTTTTCTTTCAAATTGGGGCTGGATGGTATCAATTAACCCCTAGGCATAGAAGTTTGGAAATCCCTACAAAAATTGGTGAAGGTCCAAATGCACAATATGGTACTGAATTTGAACCATTCACATATGGTGAAAAATATTTAAATGTTTTTAGGAAATTTCCCTACATTGATGAAGGTTTTACTTTGTCAAAATATATTGATAATAAAAAATCATGGTCAAGAGATAATACATTATTGAGAGTTTCATCAGATGGTAATTATAATGCATATTATTCCATAAGTGATGAGAGATTGTTGTTGAATGTTAAGAATACTAGTGTATTCTTAAATCCTGCACAAGGATTGTTATATGATGTTTGGGTTCAATCAAGAGATAATAATTATCCTATACCACAAAGTGGTTTGACATATCCATACCCTACAAGTGGTGGTACTGATGCTACATTTATCAATCCAGAACCAAAAACAAAATCATTTTTTGAATTTGCACAAACTTTTGCAAAAAATATGATTAATACAAGAAATAGGATGTACATAACAGATGGTAAAACTGGTGGGTATCCAACATTACAGTCTATTTTTTGGAAATATATTGAAGCACCATATACAGTTAATATTCCAACAAATAAATATACATATGAGAAGTTAATTAAATTTGTTGAAGGTATAAATCCATATTGGGTTAAATTAGTTGAACAGATGATTCCTGCAACAACATTATGGATGGGGGGTGTAAAGTTTGAAAATTCAATATTCCACAAACAGAAATATGTTTATAAAAGGGTAATGCCAATTAGTTTTTCAGGATCAACACCAAAAGTTATCACAGTTAATTATCCTTTGGTTATTAGTAGTTTAACACCAATTTCAAGTGGGGATGATTATATAACATCACCAATTTTTAGTGATATATGTATAAAGAATGGTATAACAATATTGGCAACACCAGCAGAACCTTTTAGTTCAATTTTGGGTAATGCTATAAGTTCAACAATAGATGAATTTAATTTGACTTGCAATTCAGATAATGTCCTAACAAGTTGGTATAGTGAAATTATATTGAATAATAATATTGTGGCAAAGATTAAGTTTTATGATGGTATAGGTAATGATGATGTGCCAACAACAACACAATGGGAATCAGCATTACTTAGTGCATTACCTAACTTATATTATTTTGATATAAATTACCAAACACCAAATAATGGTTTTATTAAAATTATTGATTTGGATTGTGTTGATGAGATTGCGGTTGATAAATTATTAACCATAAATGTTGGTGTGGATGTAAGTATAATATGTTAATAAATGGCAGCATTTGATTATTTTTTAAGCGTAACCGGTGATTGTTCAAACACAAATGTAGGTGCTATATCATTATCTTTGAGTGGGGGTACACCTCCATATACCATTGAATGGGTTGAGCCTGATTTGGGTGTGACTATAACAACAGAGGATTTTCCTATTCTTCAAACAGGATTATCAGCCACAACATATGGGGTTAGGTTGAATGATTCAACATTGAGTGAGAACCTAGAATTTTTTGTAAATATACCAGTTTCAAGTGGATGTTGTGGAACAATTCTATCAACATTAGATACATTATGTGGAGATGCAAATGGTTCAGTTACAGCAACCACAAACTCTTATTTTTCAACAACAGATTGTTATTTATATACAAGTGGTGATACATTAATATCAAACAATATATTTAATTCAGAGTTTATTGTTTTTGAAAATTTGAGTGCAGATACATATTACATATATGTTGAGGATCTTGGTGGATGTACAGCAAAAACAGAAAGTTTTATAATAAAGTCATCAACAACTTTTGATTATGGATTTTATACAATAAATGCTTCCCCTTGTTTTAGTGGAAATACTGGAAAGATATATATAACAGGACAGACAAATCCTGGACCATATACTTATTTTTGGAATGATGGTTCAACAGGCAATACATTAAGTAATTTATCAGCTGGAACATATTCTGTAAGTGTTACAGATGGGGAAGGTTGCACATTAACAAAATCTATTGAAATAAATAATGCATCAACAATTGGTCTTGTTAATATAATACCAACACAACCATCATGTTTTACTGCTAGTGGTGCATTGGATATAACCATAAGTGGGGGAACAGCACCATTCTATTATTCAGCAAATACTGGATATTATGATATAACCTATAGTAATAATTTTATAATGACTGGATTAACATCTGGTTCATATGAAATACTAGTTAAAGATGCTGCACTATGTGAGTATTCAATATTCACAAGTTTGGATAGTGACAATGGAGTTTCATCTGTTTCCATAAATGGAACAAATTCAATATGTTCATCATCAAATGGACTAATTGATATTAGTTTAGTTGGCGGAACTGGTCCATATACCTATGGATTAATAGGGCCAAGTGGGGATACTACAACAATAAATACAACAACTACAAATTACATATTTGATAATTTATCTAGTGGAACTTATACTGCTTATATGCAAGATTCTACAGGTTGTTATTATGACAAAGAGGTAACAATTATAGCAGAGGATAAATTCACATTAGGGTATTCTATAACTGGAACAACTTGTAGTTCAAATAATGGGAGTATATTTGCATATATAAGTACAGGTGGAACACCACCATATGATTATTATTTGAATACAATATCAATAATTGATACAAATTTAACAGGTGTAACATTTCAAAATTTACAAGAAGGTCAATATGAATTAAGAGTTGTTGATGCAAGTGGATGTGAACAAAGAGATGTGATACAATTAACATCTAGTAATGGAATTGATTTTTCATTATATCCCACATCTTGTGTGAATGGTAATGATGCAACAATCACAGCACTTATAACTGAAGGAGTACCCCCATTTACATTCACTTGGTCAAGTAATGTAACTGGAAATCCACAATACATAGTAGCAACAGGATTAACAAGTGGTAATTATAGTTTAACATTACAAGATGCTAATGGTTGTACATTAACAAGAGAAACATCCATAAATTGCTTTAGCATAAATACATCATATAAAATATATGTTGTGGATTCACAAACATTTGCATTACAACCATTAAATAACTTTGGGTTACTAGATTTCTTGAATGAGGGATTTAGTGATTTGGTGAATATGGAGTTTAGTGGATCAACCACCATAACAAATCCAAAATGTAATTTAAATTCAGCAATATTCACAACAGAATACACATTAGAGCCAAGTGGAATTACAGGCACAAATGCATTCTACACAGGATATACAAGAACAGATGTTCCAACAGATTCAGTATATGTTGATTCAATAGTTAGTTTAGTTGGGGGAATACCAGGAATAGATAGTGTATCATATGATTTAATAACAAATACAATAAACATCATAGCAATTCCAGGCGATAGTATAACCTCACAGGCATTGACCATAAACTTGAAGATAACATATGATATTAGTTGTACTATATGACAAGAGTTGTATTTACAAGTTTGAGTGGAAGTACACCTTTGAGCATTTATGTTGCTGATGCATTTGGTGGAAATGAGGCATATTTGGGTCAGATAAGCACTTTACCCATAGTAGGGGAGGTTTCATTTGATTTACCAGAAATCTTTCATCTTGCACCACAAGTGTCAATAATAGTACAAGATAATATAGGTTGTAGAATAACAAAAAAGTTTAATTGCTATATAAATTGTGATATTATATATAATATTACAGATATTACATCAATCACACCAACACCAACCCCAACCCCATCTGCAACCCCAGGATATATACCAACACCAACAACAAATAACACAATCACTTTAAATGGTTTAACTGGATCAACACCTTTAAGTGTTTATATATCAGATATAAATGGCAATTATGAAACTTATGTGGCAACCATTATAAATACAAGTTCATTACCAGCAACAATAGGAGTTCCAACAATATTTGATGGTGCAGAACAAATAATAATAACAATCAAGGATTCCAATTCTTGTAGTTATTTTAAAATAATTGATTGTTGAAATGGTAGATTATACAATATTTGTAATAAATACTGACCCAATATGTGTAAATAGTATTGAGAGTGAAATAACAGGTATTACTGCTTGTTCAAGGTATTTATTTCAATTAAGTCCATCATCTAACTCAAAAGGTCCATTTAACATTTATGTTGATTCAACAAATAGCACACCGATATATGAGAATGTATCAAGAAATGAATTATTAGCAGGGGTTGTAATTGAATTACAATGCACAACTCCAACACCAACTCCAACAATAACACCAACTATATCTATAACACCATCTATAACACCAACTATATCTATAACACCATCAAACACAAAAACACCATCAGTAACACCAACAAGAACATTAACACCAACTCCAACTGTAACAAGAACAAAGACTCCAACACCAACTATAACACCAACTATAACACCAACAACACCAGAAGAACTTGATGCTTATTTATTTATTGAACCAGTTAGTTTAAATACTGATTTTAGCAATTGGATGAGTGCTAGTTCTGGTATGTTTAGAGGATTTTCAAATGGTATTGGTCCATCCATAAGTGCAACAACATTTAATGATGAATTAAATAGATATATATCATTCTCTGGTTGGGGTGTTACTGCACCACAAATTAGAACAGCAAAAATAAGTCAGAATAGTGGTGGACTTGATGAGTATGGTAATTTTATACAAGCATATTTATTTAAGACACATGAAGTACCAGAATATACCACAACAGGTTATTCTTGGTACACTTGGGTAATTCCAAATTTAAATACAAATAGAAATCTTGTTAGCAATATAGGGGTTAATGAATATAGTGATCCTTTGGCATTAGTTCCAGTTAATATGAATATGACATATGCTTCACTAACAGTTGAATATTCAGGTTTTACTATTCCACAAGATTTTTATCATGTATATACAACATTTAGCAATACAAATTTTAGATTAATAAATAACAATAATAAGATATATTTTAGAGGAAATTCCTTGATTCCAGATCCAAATGGATGCAATTGTTTTGATGTTTATGTTGATTCCACAGGATTATTAAATTGTGCTGATGTATGTAGCGAAGAACCAAACACACAAATATGTGGAAAAACAACATTATTTGATGGTTCTATTGGTCAAACATATTATATTGATTTTGAATCTTGTATTAATAATAATACTAATACTTGGGGTATTAGTACAAGTTTCAATAGAAGTGGGTATTGTTATTCTACAAACTCAGGAGGTACAATAACAGGAGCATCAGTTTGTGTTACAATAACGCCAACACCTACTAGCACAATGACACCTACTAGCACAATGACACCTACTAACACAATAACACCAACAAACACACCTTCTAATACAGTAACACCAATAGTAACACCAACAGAAACACCAACATCTACACAAACGCCAACACCTACCCAAACAATAACTAGTACAATAACTCCAACAAATACATCTACACCAACAAATACATCTACACCTACTAACACAATAACACCAACAGAAACACCAACATCTACTCAAACACCAACACCTACCCAAACAATAACTAGTACAATAACTCCAACAAATACATCTACACCAACAAATACATCTACACCTACTAACACAATAACACCAACAAACACAATAACATCAACAAACACAATAACACCAACAAATACAATTACACCAACAAATACATCTACACCTACTAACACAATAACACCAACAAACACAATAACATCAACAAACACAATAACACCAACAAATACAATTACACCAACAAACACAATAACACCAACAAACACGCCTACTAACACAATAACACCAACAGAAACACCAACATCTACACAAACGCCAACACCTACACAAACGCCAACACCTACCCAAACAATAACTAGTACAATAACACCAACAAACACAATAACACCAACAAACACAATAACACCAACAAACACAATAACACCAACAAACACACCTTCTAATACAATAACTCCAACAAGCACAATAACACCAACAAATACATCTACACCTACTAACACAATAACACCAACAAACACAATAACACCAACAAATACATCTACACCTACTAACACAATAACACCAACAGAAACACCAACATCTACTCAAACACCAACACCTACCCAAACAATAACTAGTACAATAACACCAACAAATACAATAACACCAACAAACACAATAACACCAACAAACACAATAACACCAACAAATACACCTTCTAATACAATAACACCAACAAACACAATAACACCAACAAATACACCAACTAGCACAGAATACCCACTATGTGATGTTAATGGTAATATAATTGTAGCATGTGCAGAATATATTATAACAAATACTGGATGTACAAATCCTTGTTATGAAACATATAGTTATATTGATTGTTGGAATAATGAACAAAATAATTTACAATCACCTTTATATGGTGAAAGTATTACAATATATGGGAATTCAGTTGTAGTTAGTTCTCCACTATTGACTATTTCAGGAGGCACTAATTTTATAATTCCACCAACACCAACACCAACACCAACACCAACAAACACAATAACACCAACAAACACAATAACACCAACAAATACACCTTCTAACACAATTACACCAACAAACACAATAACACCAACAAACACAATAACACCAACAAACACAATAACACCAACAAACACAATAACACCAACAAGAACAATAACACCAACAAATACTCCAACAAGGACAATAACACCAACAATGACAATAACACCAACAAGTAATGCAACTATTATTGAATATTTAATTGTTGCTGGTGGTGGTGGTGGTGGTTTTGGTCAATATCACGGTGGTGGTGGTGGTGCTGGTGGCATGAAAAGTAATAGTGGTGTTGTTTTTGCTCAAAACACAAATTATTCAGTGACTATTGGTGGTGGGGGTGGCTCTGCTGCTAATGGTAGTGCATCATCTTTTAGTACCATATCAACAACTGGTGGTGGTGCTGGTGGAAGACAAGAAGTAAATGGATCAACTGGTGGTTCAGGTGGTGGTTCTGGTTATTATGGACTACCAGGAACAGGTATATCTGGGGAAGGCAATACAGGTGGTGGTGGGACATTTAATGTACCTGCATATGGGTCTGGTGGTGGAGGTGGTAAAGGTTCAAATGGTATTGGGGGTACTGGTTCTAAGGCTGGTGATGGTGGTATTGGTCAAGAATCTAGTATTACTGGAACTGCAACATATTATGCTGGTGGTGGAGGTGGATCTTGCTATGATGATAATACAGGAACAACCAAAGGTCTTGGTGGTAATGGTGGAGGTGGTGATGGTGGTATTGGTAGAAATGGAGGACCTTTAGCTGCTCAAAGTGGAACTGCCAATAGAGGTGGTGGAGGTGGTGGCGCTGAAAGAGTTTTCACTACTGGTGGTTCTGGTGGTTCTGGTGTCCTTATTATAAAATATGCAAATACATATCCTGACCTTTTAATTGGTTCTGGTTTAACATATAGAAATTCATCAGGTGTTGATACAAGTGGAAATGGAACAAGAGTTGCAGCATCCTACACACCTTCAGGATTTAAAGTTTATCAGATTAATGCTGGAACAGGAAATATACAATTCTAAATTAAATTATATGGCACACTATGCATTTTTATCAAATAATATTGTAACAGAAGTAATTGTTGGTGTTGATGAAACAGAATTAATAGAAGGTTTACAACCAGAATTATGGTATGGTAATTTTAAAAATCAAATATGTAAAAGAACATCATATAACACAAAAGGTGGAATACATTATCAATCAGATAATATGACACCATCAGAAAATCAAGATAAGGCTTTTAGAAAAAATTATGCTGGAATTGGTTATTCATATGATGAAAGTAGAGATGCTTTTATACCACCAAAACCATTTAATTCTTGGATTTTAGATGACTTCAGTTGTTTGTGGAATCCACCTATTCCATATCCAGAAGATAATGAATGTTACATATGGGATGAAAATCAATTAAATTGGATTGGTTGTTAATCTAATATAATTTATGTGTTATTACATATTTATATGTTGTTATAAATTTATAAAGTTTAAAATATGAAAAATGGCTAGTAATGTTCTATATATAGATACTTTAAATTATTCTGGGTATAATTCAACAATTACATTTTATCCTGAAACTGGTGGAACTAGAATAATAAATAATGCTATTTTACCATATTTTTATTCAAATGTTGATGGGTATTATTATGGTATATATGATTTATACTTTTCATCTATAAATAAATCATGTGGATTTCAGTTGATTGATCCTATGATTACACCATCACCAACAAAAACACCAACACCTACTGTAACTATTACACCAACAACAACTATTACTCCTACTGTTACAATTACACCAACAAATACACCTTCTAATACAATAACACCAACAAACACAATAACACCAACAAGAACAATAACACCAACAAATACACCTTCTAATACAATTACACCAACAAATACAATAACACCAACAAATACAATTACACCAACAAACACAATAACACCAACAAAAACATCTACACCAACAAACACAATAACACCAACAAATACACCAACAAACACAATAACACCAACAAAAACATCTACACCAACAAACACAATAACACCAACAAATACAATAACGCCAACAAATACACCTTCTAATACAATAACACCAACAAATACACCTTCTAATACAATTACACCAACAAACACAATAACACCAACAAGAACAATAACACCAACAAATACACCTTCTAATACAATTACACCAACAAACACAATAACACCAACAAATACAATAACGCCAACAAATACACCTTCTAATACAATAACACCAACAAATACACCTTCTAATACAATTACACCAACAAACACAATAACACCAACAAGAACAATAACACCAACAAATACACCTTCTAATACAATTACACCAACAAACACAATAACACCAACAAATACACCTTCTAATACAATAACACCAACAAACACAATAACACCAACAAATACACCTTCTAATACAATAACACCAACAAGAACAATAACACCAACAAATACACCTTCTAATACAATTACACCAACAAGAACAATAACACCAACAAATACAATTACACCAACAAATACACCTTCTAATACAATAACACCAACAAACACAATAACACCAACAAGAACAATAACACCAACAAATACACCTTCTAATACAATTACACCAACAAATACAATAACACCAACAAATACAATTACACCAACAAACACAATAACACCAACAAAAACATCTACACCAACAAACACAATAACACCAACAAATACAGTAACACCAACAAACACACCTACACCAACAATATATGCAACAATTAATTATACTGGAGTTTGTAATACTTCAATCATTAATAGTGGTGGAACAAAAGCATATCATATATACACATATAATGTTGGATTAAATACAGGAAATATCAATGTTATTTGTAGTAGTAATGTAAATACTACAGTTTTAGTAACATGGAATTCTACCAATGTAATTAGTTCAGGAACATTCACTGGATTATACCAGAATAGTTTTACAAAAACATTAAATGAGCCAACTACTGTAATAGTTCAAGTTACAACTAATGAACCTAATGGTACATTTCAAATAGAAGTTAGTTGCCCAACTATACCACCAACACCTAGTAATACACCAACAAATACAGTTACACCAACAAATACAGTTACACCAACAAGGACAACAACACCAACAAATACAGTTACGCCAACAAACACAGTCACACCTTCAACAACACCAACAAGTACAGGAACACCAACACCAACACCAACACCAATTTTCTGTTATGCAAGGACTTTTAGAGCTTCATCAAATACACCTGCTACTTGTACTTATGGTTGTCCAGCAAGTGGTGCAACATTTACAGCATATGTTAGAAAAAGTTCAGGTGCATTATCTATAAATGATAAAGTTTACTATTCTGACAATGATGTTAATTCTGAGATTAATTGTTTGAATGATTATAGTGATATTAATCATTTAGCATTTGCAAATAATGGAGAATCAGCAAATACATTTACAGATGATTTTGCCTGTTATGAATGGTCTAGGGATCCAAATGTTGGATTATTTGCTTATAATGTTATAGATAGTGTAACAACATGCCCTACTCAACCATCACCAACACAAACACCATCAACTACTGCAACTCCAACCATAACACCAACAAGAACATTAACACCAACAAGAACACCAACAACAACACCAACTCAAACAATGACTAATACCACTACACCAACTAATACAAGAACAACCACACCAACAACCACACCAACAACCACACCAACAACCACACCAACAACCACACCAACAAACTTGACTGCTTGTAAAGTATTTGGAGCAGGTAGGGATCTTGGTGGTTTAAACAATTGTAGCACAGCTTGTTTGGCTAGTAATTATGTAGTAGGTAGATATTCTACATTCAATAGTTCAAATGGTTCTATTTATTATCCATCACTAACATCATGTAACAATAATGATACTTCTGCTTGGGGAACTGAAAGGATATTTTCAGTAAGTGGAACTTGCTATGGTTTTAATTCATCAGGTGCAATAACAGGAAGTACCAATTGTTCAATAAACATAAATGTCAACCTTGTTGGTGGAGGTGGTGGAGGTGGAAAATCTGATGGGGATTTATCTGGTGGTTATTTTGGTGGTGGAGGTGCTGGTGGTTGTATTGCAACAGGAAATAGTATTTCAGTATTAACAAATACAAGTCACTCAATTATAATTGGCACAGCAGGTGCAGGCTCTTCAAGTTTTTGTGATCCTGGTGGTACTGGTGGAACAACAACATTATATGATACAAGTAGTAATGTGATATTATCTGCTGCTGGTGGTGGTGGTGGTCGTTCAGTTGGTATTGAAGGTGTTTGTGGTAGTGGAATTGGATTTGGTGGTGGTGGTGCAAGTAGATTAGGTAGTTTAGGTGGGGGTTCAAAGAGCAGTTGCCAAAACTATTCAGGAGCAACAGGTAATTTTGTGAATATAAATTCACAAAATAGTGGTGGTGGAGCTGGTTATTCTATACAACCTACTACATATTTTGGTGAGGGTGGAATTTCACTTCCACTTGATTCAACCATATCTATTTATGGCGTTGGTGGTTGTGGAGTTAATAAAACTAATAGTACATCTCTTGCTTTTTGTGGATGTCCTACAATTTCTAATCATGGAGGAGGAGGTTCAACCCAATTAAGTCCAAATAACCCTTGTAATGGTGGGGCAGGTGTTGCATTCATACAAGTCCCAAATGGATATAGAGTAATAGGGACAAATGTAACACAAGTTGGAACATCAACCATTTATAAAATAACAGCAACAACAACAATCACATTTACCACAGTTTAATTTATGGTTAAAATAAAATAACATATATTTATAGAATAAATTAATGAGCTTTAATTATAAAAATCCAAAATCATCAGTTGTATTATCTGGACCAAATTCAGTTAATACTGATTCAAATACTGGAAGCAATTTTAGTTCATTCCAAGTTGGTGGATTTTGTGAAGTATTTAAATTAAGTGATTTGAATTTTACTATACCAAATGGGACAACAGGAACAGTATTATATTCAGGAAATACAATTCCTATTGATTTTAGTTATAATGCACCAAATGGTTCACCAAATGTTATAAATCTATATTCAGATGGTATTTCTTCTGGAAGAAGAAAACTTGGCATGATTGCATATGTTTGTGAAAATAACAAAACATATCAATATCAAATACCAAATTATGAAACATTATTTAATAATGCATTAACTGGTGGATCAGTTGTGGATATTTATTTTGGATATCAAGTTTATGACAATACAGTTGATGGTGCTTTGCTATTAAATGCTTGGACAGGATCATCAATTGAAGGTATTAGTGGTGTTACAAGGGAAAATGCTAGATGGGTTGAATTTATTTAAATTATGTTAGTATTTACTTATGATTATAAGTGTTTATTTTTTTTTATAAAAAACTTAGTATGTTAAAATATTATTATGCTATTAACTATGGTCATGGGTTTATAACCCATGAAGACAATGAACTTGCACATATTTCTGGTTATCCAGGAAATATATGGGTAACAGAAAATACTATATGGCCACAAAGAATTGGTGCTGTAGAAAAGACAAAAGAAGAAGCACAAGCAATTGTTGATGCTGCAATTGCAGAATCTTATCAACCACCATCAAACAATGAACAGCAAAATCCACCACAAGTTATTTTACCTTAAAAAAAAATATATGAAAAAAGAATTACAATTTAATGAAGATTTAAAAGAAATTATTAGCATTCTAAATGAAGAAGATGTTAACACTATTCTAACACTAAAAGATGAATTAGTTGACAATTGGCATAAAAAACAAATTTTTAGAACTGAAACTGAAATGAGGTTTTCAGTTTTAAATGATGCAAAACATCCTACAATTGCCTCAAAATATTGGCAATCTGTTAGAGAAATGTCTGCTCATTTTGATGCATTAATGAATCTTACTTTTGATTTAAGGAAGAATACAGTTGAAAAGTTAAGACTTGACAAAAAAATAGATGATTTAATGCAAGATGAAGAAAATAATAAATTTGATATAATGGATGCTCATATTGATTTGGATAGGAATCTATATGATAGAAGTTGTATGTTACAAGTTGCTAAAGATAGAGTTAGAGAGTTGACCTTATGGAGTAAAATTAAAGGTGAATTAGATAATGGTTCTTTTGATACCAAAGATGTCAACACACATCAAGCAGATTCATTACATAAATATTTTGAAAATAGAGTTAAATCTTTGAATGATTCATCCTCACCTGGAGATATTATGAATGCAATGGGTCCATATCTTTCTTTTAATAGATTAAAAGATAGTGAGGGTAGAATATTAAATTTTTTGGGTGAATTACCAGAAGATAAAAAAAACAAACTTAATTAATATATGAATTTCATATATCGTAAAGAAAATGCTTTATCTATAAATACTTGCCATAATTTGATTAATGCATTTGAACAATCAGATTTAAAAAAACCAGGTGTTTTATATGGTCCAACAGGTATATCATCTGATAGTGATAAAAAATCAACAGACATAACATTTGACCCATCTTTCTTAAATAAAGAACCTTGGGGTATGTTATTGGATGAGGTTGTTATTACAGTTAAAAATGGTGTATTAGATTATTTAAATAGACATTCAACAGCAATGCAAAAGATGGATCCAATTGATTTATATGCCTATTTTAATATGCAAAAATATGAACCAAATGAGGGTTTTCTTGGTTGGCATTGTGAAAGAGCTGGGAAAAAACATTCTGATAGACTTTTAGTTTGGATGATATATTTGAATACATTAACAGATAGAGGTGAAACAGAATTTTTTTATCAACAACATTTTGAATCACCAGAAAGAGGAAAGTTATTGATATGGCCATCTGATTGGACACATTTGCATAGAGGAGTTTCATCTCCCACGCAAACAAAATATATATTAACTGGTTGGTTCACACATATAGATATATGAAAATTATAACACATGAAGAATTATGGTTCTCAACACCAATATGGGAATCTGAAGTAAAAGACATAAACAATGAGGAAATTAAGGAATATTGTTTATGGTTAAAAGAAAATACAAAAGGTGCAACAATATCAAATAGAGGTGGTTGGCATAGTAGTGATATTGTTTTACCTTTACCAAAGGAATTATTAAATTTATTTAATAATCTTGAAATTTTTGTTAATGAGAATTGTTATAAACACATTGGTGTTCCAAATTTAAAATTAGGTAATTTTTGGGTTAACATCAATCAAAAGGGAAATTATAATTTGGAGCATGATCACCAGAGTAGTATTTTATCTGGTGTTTACTATGTTTCAGTACCTTTTAGTGATATGGGTGATTTAGTTCTTCATAGAGGAGATACTGCGGAATATTTTTTAAAATCTGATGTGGAAAGAATAACAACAAAATCAAATTCATTTGGTGCTATTAAAAAACCAATAGAATCTTTATTTTATATATTCCCAAGTTGGGTAAGGCATCATGTTGAAACCAACAATTCAGATGGAGAAAGGATTTCAATTGCGTTTAATTTTGTACCAAAAGATAAATAATGGATGCACAAGTTTTTTCACTATTCCCAACACCATTATATGTTAAAAATTATGGTGGGAACATAGATGATGTTATTAATTATTTTGATAGTTGTGAAATGTCTGAAACAGGTCATGGGTATGGTATGATATCAAAAAATAGTTACATATTGGACAATCCAATATGTGATGACTTAAATTTATTTTTTATGTCTTGTTTTAAAGAATTTGCAACAAATGTTATGAGATATAATTATAAAGATTTACAATTTGCTCAATCATGGTTGACATATAAAAAACCAGGACAAATTCATAAAGCACATACACATCCAAACACAATTCTAGCAGGTGTTTTTTATTATGATGCTCATGAGGATGATGCTGCCATATGTTTTTCTAAAGAAGTAAAATCATTTAATAGATCATATTTTGAACCATCATTACTTGATGATTATCAAAATCATTTATTTTCACAAGAAGAGGTATATTTTTCACCAAAAAAGAATGATTTTATAATATTTCCATCTTGGCTAACACATGGAGTTCCACCAAATAGAACAAATAGAGTAAGGAAAGCATTAGGTGTGAATGCTTTAACAAAAGGAACATTGGGGGATAAAGAAACAATTTCTGAAATTATATTTGGAAGATATGCATAACCAAAAGATTTTTTTTAACTCCACTTTACCAAGAAGTGGTAGCACATTATTACAAAATTTAATAGGTCAAAACCCAGAATTTTATGTAACACCAACATCAGGTCTTATTGATTTAATGCTAGGTACAAGAATTGGATATAACCAAAATCATGAATCAAAGGCAGGTGATACAAAAATGTGGAAAAATGGATTCTATAAATTTTGTTCAGAAGGAATAAAAGGATACATACAATCACAAACAACAAAACCATATTATTTAGATAAAAATAGAGTTTGGGGGTTTTATTATAATTTATTATCCAATATAGTGGAAAATCCAAAAATAATATATATGGTAAGAAATCTTCCATCTATATTTGCATCATTTGAAAAAAAATTTAGATTAAATCCTGATAAAGATGATGGTTTAATGGATAACATTAAAATAAAAGGAACAACAACACATAAGAGAGTTGAATTATGGGCACAAGGACATCCATTAGGTTATTCTATTGAAAAATTACAACAGACATTGTTAGATGGTACAGCAAAAAATTTCTTATTCATTAGATATGAGGATTTATGTAATAATCCAGAAAGTGTAATGAAAACCATATATCAATATTTAGAGGTAAATGAGTACAAACATAATTTCCAACACATAAATCAAATAACCATAGAGAATGATACAATTCATGGTATATATGGTGATCATATTATAAGAAATAAACTTGAAATGTTACCAAATGACTCAAAACAAATTTTGGGACAATACACTATTGATATGATAAAAGAAACATATCAATGGTATTATGATTTTTTTGGTTATAAATGATATTTGAGTATATTTATAATATATAGTTCATTATGGCTAAATTACAAAGTACAGAAATAGTTGGAGTAGCAAATAGACCTGCAACAATATGTGCAAATACAATGTGTTTGTGGTTTAATACAACTTGTGATAGATTTGTTGTATCATATTCAGGGTTTACTGGTGGTACTTGGGCTGCTGGTGGTACAATGATTACTGCTAGGGCTTCATTAAGTGCAACTGGAACACAAAATTTAGCTTTGGCTATGGGGGGGTCAACTGGAACAACACAAGTATATAATTCTACTGAAGAATATGGTGGAACATCATGGGCTGCTGGTGGTAATATGATATGTGCAAGAGGTTTTTTAGGTTCAGCAGGGACACAAAATGAAGGGTTAGCAACTGGTGGAGGTGTTTGTTCAGTAAGTGTTTTGAGTGTTACTGAGGAATATAATGGTACAACATGGGCATCTGGTGGTGCATTGATAACAGCAAGAAATACACTTGGTGTTGTTGGTTCACAAAATGTTGGATTAGCTACTGGGGGCTCAACAAATGTAAGCGTGGGGGCAACAAATGCTTTATCATGTACTGAAGAATATAATGGGACATCTTGGTCAGCAGGTGGTTCATTAATAACTGCAAGATCTAGTGGAGCAGAAATTGGAACACAAAATCAAGCACTTTTTGCTGGTGGAAGTCTTACACCTACTATTACAGCAATTGCTGAAGAATATGATGGTGTGTCTTGGTGTGTTGGTGGTTCTTTAATAACATCTAGGACAGGTCTTACTGGATTTGGTCAAAGATATACAGCAGTTGTTGTTGGTGGTGGAGATAGTGTTCATTTTTCATCTGGTACAAGATGTACATGTACCGAAGAATATAATGGATTGGTATGGTCAACAGCAAGTGCAGCAATTTCAACAGCAAGAACTTTTTTAGGTGGTGCTGGTTCAGATAGTTCTGGTTTAGTTGCTGGTGGGCAATCTAACACAGGTTCAAGTTCTAATACAGAGGAATTTACAAAAACAGCAACAGGTATAAGAGATAATTATCATTAAAATATTATGGCAAAATTACAAAGCACAGAAATAGTTGGAGTGGCAAATAGACCAGCAACAATATGCACAGATACTGTTTGTATGTGGTTTGATACTACTAATAAAAGACCAGTTTTTTCATATTGTGGCACATCTACATCAAAAATATGGACTACAGGAGGGTCATTAATAACTGCTAGAAGACGTTTAGCCGGAGGCGGGCAACAAAATGCAGGATTATCAATAGGTGGATATACAAATGTTAACCTCTCATGTACTGAAGAATATAATGGGTCAACATGGGCATCTGGTGGTGCATTAATAACTGCTAGGTCACGTTTAGGAGGTGCTGGGACTCAAAATTTAGGTTTAGCAATTGGTGGTAATCCTTCGCTTAGGTGTGTTGAAGAATATAATGGTGCAACATGGACTAATGGTGGGATATTAATTAATGGGAGATCATTAGCAGCAGGTGCTGGTGCACAAAATTCAGCTTATTTTGCTGGTGGCTTTACTAATGTTAATGTATCATGTAATGAAGCATATAATGGTAATGCTTGGTCCACATGTACTGCAATGATTACAGCTAGAAGAAGTTTAACTGGTGTTGGAGTACCAACCCAAGCTATGGTTACAGGTGGTTTTACTAATGCTTATGTATCATGTACTGAAGAATTTAATGGTACATCATGGGCGTCTGGTGGTGTATTAATAACAGCTAGGGAATGTTTAGCATCCTCTGGATATGAATTTGATGGAGTTGCTTATGGTGGTACAAATGGGAGTATGCTTAGTTGTACTGAAGACTATGATGGTTCAATATGGTCTTCTAGGACAGGATTATTGTGTCCAAGGCAAAGTTTAGGTGGTGGAACAATTGGATCTGGTTCATCAAATTGTAGTTTAGCAATTGGGGGTGCAACTAGCAATGTGTCTCTTAATAATACTGAAGAGTATGGTTGTCAATTAACAATAATAAATAGTATAGAATAATATGGCAAAACTACAAAGTACAGAAATAGTTGGAGTAGCAAATAGACCTGCAACAATATGTACAGACACTTTTTGTTTGTGGTTTGATACTACAAATAGATTACCTATGGCTTCTTATTTAGATTCAAGTTGGTCTATAGGAGGTGCAATGATATGTCAAAGAAGAGGTTTAACAGGTGCTGGTACACAAAATGAAGGTTTAGTAATGGGAGGATTTGACACAGTTAATTTACAATGCACAGAAGAATACAATGGTACAACATGGGCATCTGGTGGTGCACTAATAACTGTAAGATGTATGTCAGCAGGTGCAGGCACACAAAATTTAGGTCTTATAGCAGGTGGACTTACTAATCAGGCAATTACTGAAGAATATAATGGGTCAACATGGGCATCTGGTGGTGCATTAATAACAGGAAGATGTTTTTTTTATGGTTTTGGTACACAAAATGAGGCTCTTGTTTCTGGAGGTTGGATAGCATTAGCAAATACAGAAGAATATAATGGTACAAGTTGGGCTAATGGTGGTGCATTAATAAATGCAAGACGAGAACATGCTGGTGCAGGCACACAAAATTTAGGTGTTGTTTTTGGTGGAGTTGGTGCTGAATTTTGTACAGAAGAATATGATGGTTCAATATGGGCTAATGGTGGTGCATTAATAAATGCAAGATGTAGTATAATTGGTATGGGTACACAAAATGAAGCATTAGTATCAGGAGGGTATAATCTTGTTAGATGTACAGAAGAATATAATGGTACAATATGGGCTAGTGGTGGTGCATTAATAGTTGGAAGAAGATGTATGGCAGGTGCTGGTTCTCAAAGTTTAGGTTTGGCTATGGGTGGATATACAACTGTTAATGTTTCATGCACTGAAGAATATACAAAAATAACTATTGATTCTTATTTATAAATTTTGTATTTTTAAATAAAAAATTAAAAAATTTATAAATGAATTTAGAGAAATATTTAATTTGGCACATACAAGGTGGTTTAGGTAAAAATGTTGCAGCCACATCATTACCAAAAACAATAAAAGAAACATATAAAGATAGAAAACTTATATTAGTTGTTTCATATCCAGAAGTTTTTTTAAATAATCCATATGTTGATAGAGTTTATCCTTTAGGTAATTCACCATATTTCTATGAAGATTTTATAGAAAATAAAGATACACTCATTTTTAGGCATGAACCATATAATCAAAGTGGACATATACATAAAAACAAGCATTTAATTAATAATTGGTGTGATTTATTAAATATTGAATATAAAGACCAAACACCACAATTATATCCAAATTATTCTGAAAAGATAAATACAAAAAAATGGTTTAGAGATAAACCAATAGTTGTGTTACAAACATCAGGAGGTGATTTAGAAACAAAATCAATATACTCTTGGTGTAGAGATATGCCACAAGATATTGCAGAAATTATTGTGGATAAATATAAAAACACACATCATATATATCATATTACAAGAAAAAGTGGATATGAATTAAATGGTGTTGAAAGAATTGATTATAAATTATCAAATATGGAATTATTTGGTATTTTACCTATTTCATCAAAACGTTTTCTTATTGATTCATCATTACAACATGCTGCAACTGCAATAAATTTAAAATCAACTGTTTTTTGGATTGGAACTTCACCAAATGTTTTTGGTTATAAATTGCATAACAATATAATTGCAAATAAACCTAAAGTTAAAAACCAATTAATTGGATCATACCTTTTTGATTATCAATTTGATTATAATGTACATGAATGTCCATATTCCACAATTGAAGAAATTTTTAATATTAATGAAATATTAAATATTATATAATTTTTAATATTTCATTAATTACCATTTTTGATGTTATTTCTTTTGTACATTCAAATTCTCTACTTGTTCCTTTATGCATTGGACACCAATTCCAATCACCAGCATCAAATTTGTGAGTATGCCAACAACCATTACAAACATTTTTGTTTATAATTCTAATTAAATCATTTTTTGGTTCTAAATAATCATCTGTAAAACCTGAAATTAAAATTGTTGGTGTTCCAGATGCCCAAGCCAACCAACTTAAACCACTACTTAATCCTATAAATAATTCAGATTCTTGAATTGTTTTTAATATTTCTATTGTATCACTAGGTGGTTGCTTTACAACTCCAATAGGGTTTTTATTACCCATAAATCCATCTTCTTCTTTTGACAAAAGCCTAACTTCATAACCAACATTGTTCAAGTAGTCAACAACTTCTTGCCATCCAGTAGGGTTATTCCAATACTTACATTGTGATGTTGAGTGAGGTGCAATGCAAACTCGTTTTACTTTTTTATTAGATAGTAAAGGTAATTTTGGTTTCTCTTCAATAAAATCTAAACCAAGAATATCACTTGCAATCTTCATTAATGGTTCTTTAATTGGATTTGATGGGTGTTTTTTTGAATCAAAAGTTTCACCATCATAGAATAAACCAATTCTATATAGTGCATGTATATCATTTATTGTTTGTCCAGGATTAGCAAACTCAATATTTGGATATTGATTTATAAATAATGAATTATAGAAAGTTGAACAAACAACTATACAATTATGTTTTTTTTGAAATAAATCAACATAAGGAATCCAAGCAATATTATCACCTAATGATTTAGATTCAAAAGCAATAAAGACTTTTTTGTCTTTTAAGTCTAAATTGTAATCAAGGTTGTAGTTAGTTGATTTAATTTCAATTCTCCAATCAACAAAATATTGAAAACTTGGTTTACTAAACCAATTACTTTTTATTGTTGTTCCATACACTTCATTGTTTGTTTTTTTATCAAAAAATTTAATTTCAAAATTTCTATCAAAAAAATACTCATCTAATATTTGAACATATGCACCATCTATGAAATTTATATTTATATTTTTAGGAGGATGATTTTGTTGAACATTTTTAAATGTTAGTGTATTTTTTTTATAAAAATCATAAAAGTCTTCATTTAGATATTCATTGAAAATTTCAACACCATCTAAATATGATTTTACTCTACCACCTTTTTTATATTTTCCTATCTTTTCTAATAAAAATTTTCCTTTTTTTAAAGGTATAAATTTTTTGTAATTATCATAATTTACTTCAATCAAGTAATTATTTTCTTCCTTTACTTCATGGAATCCAGATATTAAATGAATATATAAATCACCATTAAATTCAACACCTAAATATATTTGCAATTTTGCACCATTTCTATCAACACCATCTCTATTCCAAACTGCTTGTGTGTTTAACTCATTATTATTTGCAATATATTCAGATTTTAAAATATTATTTGTTACATTTTTTAAACAACTTAAAAAAACCTTTTCTAATTGCCAACCTAAAGGCTTATTTGTGAAATAATCAAATTTTGTTTTTATTTGATTTATTGTTTTTATTGCAATGTCTGTTTTTATTGAAAAAATAAAAGTAGCACAATATGGTGCTAAGTGAGAATCAATTGATGACATAGTATCATATTCATATATTATTGCATCAAAATCTAGTATTCTTTCTAAAAAAGATTGCCTATATTGATAAATGTTTGGTAGATTATCATATTCAAAAAAGTGTATATATTTTTTTTCCAATACTTTGCAAAAATTGAATGCATTTTGCATTGTTTCCCATATTGCAAAATCATGGTGAAACTCCATTTGATTTTCAAGAATGTAATTATTCATATTAGAAAATCTTCCACTTGCAACAGAATAATCAATAAACTCATTATATTTTAGTAGTGAATTTTTTTTATCATATAAAAAATAATCCACCATTTTTTGTATTTCTGGTTTTATTGGATAATGACCAGTTAGTAATATTTCAATATTAAAAACTTTTAATAATTTTATTAAATTTATTAAATCATTTTCTTTGGCTTCATTATTTGGCCAACAATCAATTACAAATACGTGTTCACTAAAATGATTTTTATCATAGTGAACATTTATATTATCTACCAAATATTTTTCACCACCTTTTATACCATAAAAGTATAAATCACAAGGAATTTCAATATCTGTATTTTTATATTGAAAATAACAATCAGGAAATGTTTCATTAAATTGTGGAATTTTTCTAATATCATTTTCTTCTAAATTTTTATAATAGTCAGCCCAATTTTCATTAATTTGAATTAATAGTGGCGCACATTCTTCACCACATCTTCTAGTACCATGTTCAGGTCTCCCAGGTGCAGCACAAGTAAATAAAAATAGACCACCAGGTTTTAACATCCTCATAATATTTTTTATAGTATCTTCATAAAACATATCATGTTCAAAAACTTCTGTGGATATGATTGTGTCAAAATAATTATCTGGTCCATCAAACAAGTGACCAATACTAACAAAATCAACATTTTTACCTTCTCCAACATCAATGCCTAAATAATTACAATCTTCAAATAATTGTTTATTATTACCATTGACATCAAGAGATCCAATATCTAATACATTTTTATTTTTAAAAAAATTAGGGAATTTTTGCTTAACTTTTAAGCAAAAATCTTGTTGTTCAAGGTGAGCCATTATAATTATCTTTTAGTTATTATTATTGCAGAGTTGATGAAATTAATTGATTCAATATTAATCCCTAATTCATTTTTTCCATTTTTTATGAATTGTTGAAGCAATTCAGAATCTTTTCTAGCATTCTCATTTGGATTTACCTCATTTAACTCCCCATTGAAATTTACCAAATCTATTTGTTTTTTAAAATAACTAATGATGGTATTATCACCATCAAATGAACCCCCATAATAAGGTGAATAAGATGTTAAAGAGTCTTCAACAATATATACACCCCCACTATTTAGGCTATTAAATAAATGTTTAAAAGAAAATATTACATCTGAATTTATGTGTGATCCATCATCAACAATTAAATCAAATAGACCATAATGGCTAGACACCCTAGATAAAAAATGTTCATCATTTTGTGAACCAATTTCAATTATGATTCTATCTTCTTCATATTTTCTACATTCTTCATCTATATCAAGTCCAATGACTAATGAACTATAGAAATATTCTTTCCACATTTTTAATGATGATCCATTAAGAACACCTATTTCTAAAATTTTTAAAAAATCACTTTGTTTAAAAGGTAAATACTTTTCATATTTCCTTAAATAATCATGAATTATTGATGATTTGTCTGTTTGGTATTTTAAACCAATTTCATTTAACTTGCTCATTTCCAAAAGTGTATTAATTGTAATGCATTGTTTGTACCCAAAAACAAAATGTGAGAGTTAAATCCAAGATTATTTAATCTTACAATAAAATTGTGCCTTAAATCTTCATCAAAACCTAAATGTGAGTGGTGGTACTCCATTGCAATATTGTTTATTTTTTTTAAATTATCATCTGATATTCCATCAAAGACTAATATTTCAGCACCTTCAATATCAACTTTTAGGAAATCAATTTTATCAACAAGACCTGTTTCAAACAAGTAATCCAAATTGTATGTTCTAACAGGGTAATGGGTTACATTATTTGTATTGGATACAAAAATGTTTGATCCGCCTAAATGATTACTTTCATATAAATGAATTTCACCAATTTTATTAGACATAGCAGCATTAAATAGATGTGATTTTGGGTGAGCATTTAATTTTAATAATTTATAATATCTTTTGTCTGGCTCAAAAGATATTACTTTTGATGCACCTTGTGCATATGCCCATCTATTAAAAACTCCAATATTTGCGCCTAAATCAACAACAATGTCACCACTTTTAATACTTTTTATTCTATTGTGATAATAATCTTCAAGATTGTAAATTTCATGGTATATAGCTCTACCCCAACCATATTTTTCAGCAATTTGTATTGTGCCACCATGAACATCCTTTATATCTCCAAAATTTTCTATATTATAAATGCTTGTGTAAAAGTATTCAGAATTATAAAAGGATTCATTTTTCATCATATTGATGAATGTTGTCATTCTTTCAGATATGTTGCAATCTTTATTTCCGTGAAAATAAATTATATCTGATTTATCTTTTGGTATGTATTGATAGCCATATATTCTATTAAAGTTTTTTGGCCCAGGTTCATTCCAGAATGTTAAAAAATCATTTAATGTGGAGTTCATATTGCCAAAATCACCATCATATGCTGATGTATCAAAGTTTGATAAAGGCAAATATTTTTTAAAGTTATATTTCCATCTTAAAAAATTATCAATACCTTCATCATTCCATATGAATAATTTTCCATATTCATCTAAATTGTTTCTATAAATTTCAATAATTTCATCAAACCACCATTTACATTTTTTATTGTAAACATAAAAGCAAATATGTGCAAATGGTCTTGATTTTTTTACCAAGTATTTCTTGCATAATTCTTCATTAAATGATTGGCTTACTCCATTATATGAGCCAAAGAAGTCTTCTTGTCTATGTATATCAGGTATGGGGTAATTTTCAATATTATCAAAATATTTTGAAACATTATCAATATTGTAATTTGCAATTGTATCACCATCAATCCAAACAAAATTTTCAAAATATTCATTTGTAGATTCAATACAAGCATATTGTTTCCAATACCACTTATCATGTTTTGAAATGTTCTCTGGGTTTATGATTTTTTTTATCATATTTGGATAATTGAATGGGGCATAACAAGAAACACCATATACAATTATTTTTCTATTGCTAAATAATAATAGTGATTTAACTAATTGCTCAATGACTGGCATATATTCAAGGTTTCCAGCTGTTACAAATACAAAATCATTTTTATATGTTTTTTGAATATTGTTCAATATGCTGGAAGCAATCAAAGCAATAGAATCCCAGTTGAAGTTTTCTTGAATTTGTCTTGATTCATCAAGTGCTTTTTGCTTATGATATTGGTAATTATTATATACATCAAGCATTTTTTTTGATAAATCATCAAAATTTGGTTCAGCATAATCACCAGGGAAATGACTTCTTTCAATATTTGCTGGTTTATATTCTATAATATCAATAGGAATTCCTTTGCCTTCAGCAAATTCCAATTGACCAGTACAGTTTGAATATATGGATGGTGTTCCACAAGACATAGCCTCAATCAAAGGTAGATTCCAACCTTCACTTCTTGCACAAGAAACAAAAACATCACCATTTTGAAGGTATTCCAAATATTCCTGATCAGATACAAACCCAACATCAACTATCTTTGTTGTATCAATGTTATGATGTGAAAATCTTTCAATTGTTGAATTCAATCCATCAAAAGAATATGGGTTTTCAACAGAACAAATCAATTCAACATCATTTACATCTTTAAATGTTTCTGAAAATGCTCTTAAAACTTCTGTTGTTGATTTTCTATAATCCCATCTTCCAAAATGTAAAAACCTAAATTTATCCTTTGGTTTAATTTCATTTTTGGGTTTGAAAAAATCAACATCAACACCTTCTGGCACAACAAATATTTTTGCACTTGGATAACCTTGATTAATCAAGCAATCACGTTGCCATTTGCTTGGTACCCAAACTTGGTCAAAATAAAATAATCTATTGAAAAAATCTTCGGGATATTTTGTTGTTTCCCATACATTATATGCAATTTTAAACCCATCATAATCTTGATAAAAATATTCATCATTCATCTCACCCAATATAATGTGAACATCTGGCTTAAAATTATCATTGTGGTTGTAAATTGGATAATCTGTTTTTGATCCATTAGCATTTGTTAATGTTTGCAATATTAACATATCCTCCATATCATCTGTGAAATATGTTTCATTGCTATGTGGTTCATTGTTGTAACCAGACCAATTTGCACCAATTGTGCTATTCCTTATTTTTACATTGTGATATTTATTTAATGTTGTGAAAAATAATCTGGAGTGTTTTGCATAACCTGTTATGCCTATGAATGGTGCATGACCTAATATATTCATTATGTTTTTTGTTTAAAAAAGTAAAGTTAATATGTATTAAAATAAAATTTATATTATATTATTCTAAAGAAAATATATATGATATATTTATAAAATGTCAATATTATATAAATGGTAAATATAAAAGTAAATATTCTTGGAATCACAGGGCAAACACCTTTTGATATTTATTTGTGTCAATCAAATTTGAACAATTGCATTTTTGTAAATACAATTACAGAAACAACAACCTCATTTGATATTCCAAAACCATTTGATAATAGCAACCAATATATTTTAAAAGTTATTGATGCAAATAATATAACTATAACTGGTATAACAAATGTTTTATAATTATTAATAATGAGTTTAATATTATTTGAAGATTGTTCTAATGGAAATAAATTTAGATTTGATATAACATCAAAAATACCAAATGTTGGTGAAGTTTATAATATTATTGGCAATTCCTATAATGGATATGCTAGTGTTTTGGAATATAATGAACTTGGGGATTTATATGATTCAGAAGGTACCTTATTTATTGAGCAAGAAAAATGTCCAGATTTAGTTGAAGCATTTCAGATACCTTTTGAACCAGAAACTATTCCAGGTGATGCTATTCAAAATTTCTGTGCATCAACACAATATGGCATTTTAGGTTCAAATGTTGGCAACTACTCAATTGCAAATGTTTTATATGATGGATATGTTTATTATACAGGTGAAACAGGAGGTGCAATATATTTTAATACAGAAAAATCCAAATGGTGTTTAAGTTCAACACTTGGTGGTGAATGTTTGTTATATGGCAAATCACCATGTTATACAGAATCATATCCTGATTTATATACAGGAATTGTTTTTAGTGGTTCTTGCCCAACACCAACACCAAGCCCAAGTGTTTGCAATATAATTGATTTTTCTGCTATATTTAATTGTGATTTATCACCAACTACAACACCCACTCCAACTACAACACCAACCACAACAAGAACCCCAACCCCAACCCCAACCCCATCATCAACTGGTGGTTTGGCTGTAAATTTCAATTTATCAGGATACACATATAATGCACCAACTACATCACCAACACCAACACCAACTGTAACCCCAACTAATAATATTATTATATCAGGAAATGTGACATATAATGTTTTGGATAAAACATTTGCATTTGCAGGAACAAGGGTTTTAACAGAATGTTCAACAAATGTTGATTACTATGCATATCAAGATTTAATATTTTCAGGTATTCCAATTAATATTGGTGAATCTATAAGGGCAGTTGTAGATGGAGAACAAAGATGTTTTGAATATACAAGTGATAGTGCAGTAGTTACTAGTTCTAATATATATCTTGATGAAATTTTAGCAGTTAGTGCAGATTGTTCAACTTGTTTGATAACTCCAACACCAACTCCAACATCAAGTGTAACACCAACAATTACAAGAACAGCAACACCAACTCCAACACCAACTCCATCAAGTAATATGGTTTATGTGTTCCAGAGTTGTCTTCCAATAGGATTAAATTCAAATCCAACATTAATAATACAAACACAAAGTTATCAAACATCATTAGTGGTGAATTCAGTTATAAAAGATGCGGATGATAATTGTTGGACTTATTTGGGGGCATTCTCAAACACTTATATACCACCAACAAATGTGAATCCAATTACATATACAGGAAATTATTTTTATTCATATACTTCATCATCATTTATTGATTGTATAGAGTGTATAACAACATTAAATTTAAGTTAAAAATATGGCAATAGCATATACTGAACTAATAACTATTTTTCCATTTAGTGTTAGGTATAATGTCACAAAGACAAGTGGTGTGGATAAGAAGGATGGTTCTATATCACTTTATATAAGTGGTGGATTACCCCCTTATGTAATTTATGTGAATGGCAATGTTAATAATGGTAATATTATTGGAAATTTATCTAGTGGCAATTATGATATAAAAATTACAGATAATGCAAATGAGTCATTTGAAATTACAATCCCTGTTGGGTATGAAACTTCACCTACTTATTGCACAAGGTTTGTTATAGGCAGAAATATAAGTGGTACAGCAAATTGTGATGAAATGTGCACAGGTAGTACAACAAATTGGTTGGTTTATGCTAGAGGAAATTCATTTAAGTTGGGGGATAGATTATATAAAGTGCCAAATGGTTATACATCTTGTATTGCTGGAACAATAAATTGGTCAACAGATGCAAGTTGGGATAGAATAAAGTATAATAATAATTGTTATGGTGTTGATGATAATGGTTTAATCACAGGAGTTACAAATTGTGGTGAAGTTAAAGTTGGTTCACAATATTGGGCACCAGAAAATCTAAAAGTTACTAAATTTAGGGATGGTAGTGATATCAAATATATTGCTAATTTTTCTGACTTTTTATCATATAAAGGAGTTCCAGCATATACATCTTATGAGTTTGGTGAATCTTGGCAAACAAGAGGTTATCTATATAATTATGCAGCCATAACAAGTGCAAAGAATTTAGCACCAACTGGATATAGAATTCCAACAAAAACAGACTACGATACCTTATTTGGTGAAGTAACAAGTGGAGGGATTTTAAAATCAAAATCAACTTGGGATTCACCTAATGTTGGTGCAGAAAATAAATATAATTATAATGCAGTTGGATCTGGGTTTTTTAGTGCTGGGGCATTTCAACAAATAGGAAAGAAAGGAAATGTTTGGACAAGCACAGATACCACATCAAATAATAATACAAAATATGTTGTTTCATTTTCATATGATTCAGTAAATGTTTCTTATGGCTCAAACTTCATATCTACAACATCTGATGATTTTTATCCAGTTAGATTAATAAAAGAATAATTATGGCAGTTAGTGATTTATGTTTGAGTATTTTTTTTGAAAATGATGAATTGGGGCCTTATAACTTTGTTCATAGTGGTACAACAAATGGAAAACCATATTGGGTGAATTCTGCTAATGCAATGAATATGCAATGGAATTCAGGGAATACATATTGGGAAATTACAAATTGGACAGGAACAACAAATTCAGCATTAAGAAGTCAAACTGAAACAGATTTTCCAATATCAAACTGGAAATTGATTGGCAAAATCCCCAAGAATGAGGTGATTGTTACATCAGGCACTTGTGGGGCATATACACCCCTTGTATTGAATGCAACCGTAACAAACAATACTTGCTCATCAAATTGTGATGGTATCATTGTGGCCAATGCCAAGGGGCAAACAAAGCCATATTTGTATTCCATAAATAATGGAGTTACATATACACCAAATCCAATATTTAGCAATTTATGTGGAGGTGATTATAATATTATTGCATCAGCAAATACATCTGTAACAACATCAAAAATATTTTCAGTTGAATTTGATGGCACAGTAAACCAATATGCTTTAAATCTTGAGAATATATCACAAACAAATATATCCAATGATACAATTCAAACAACCTGGAATTTGACTATTGATCCCCCACTTAAAACAGGGGATGTGTTAACAATTGGATTGAATGCAAATTTGCAGACAATAACATCACAACCTGGATCAGCATCAACACTAAATACAATATCAGTATATAAAAATACTTCAGGATTAACACCTACAACAACTAGTGTTACAACAAAAAATGAATCAAGACCTTATTGTTCACCAAGTCTAAATATTGGTTCATATACTGCTTTGACATATAACACAACACTAATCAGTGGGGATACATTGACAGGTGTTACAACATCAATAATCAATAATATTGATTTGCAAACTAATTCAAATGGATGTTCTACTAAAATTGAGCAAAAAAATCTAATAAGAATTATTTCAGCAGCAATAAATACATGTAAATGTTGTGAATTGATATATAATTCTGATAGCAATGCTGGAATAAATTCACATATCAGATAATTATATATAAAAAGAATAATGGGTTACATAATAAAGAACACATCAGGAATATTGAACACAAGGATAACTGATGTTGGTAGAAGGGCAATATCTAAGGGGCAGTTCAATATAGCATATTTTCAAGTTGGGGATTCAGAAATTGATTATTCAGGATTAAGTATTGCATCAAATAATATATTAATGCCTGCATTTTGTGCTCACAATGATAGTTCAAATTTAAATGTAAACAAACAAAATATAAAGTATCCATATTATTTGGCAGGGACAAGTGGAACAACTTATGGAATTCCATTCAATGAATCTGTTGTTGAAGAATTTTATAACTTGGCAGCAGATAAGGGTTTATTTGTTAGTGGAGCAACAATATGGTCAGCACAAACAAGTTCAGCATATACAGTTTCATCAAATTATGTTGCAATTATGTCTGGAATCACAGGTCAGACAAGTTTGGTGATGTCTGCAAATAGTTGTTCAGCAACAGCAGGAGTACCAAAAGTTGGTGATTTTGTTTCTATTATATATGATGGGATTGGTGATTGTGGAAGTATAAGAAATTCATTTCCCAATCTTATATATAAGATTGAATCATCCACATCAGGAGCAAGTGGAAGTTATACGATTGGGTTGGATAGAAATCTTCCGGTATATTCAGCAAAAACAAGTGGGAGTGAGTTGGCAAGGTGTATCATATATCCATCAGGGATGACAGCATTATATGATAGTGTAACACCAAATCCAAACTGGTCAAATGATGTTTTTAATTATGAGAGCATATGTGACACATCTGCAACACAAGATACAAGAATATGGAATATGAATATACCTTGGTCACAGACTGTGGCTGGAGTCACAGGAACAACAACATTTGAGGATTATACAAAATATGGATCACAATCATATCTTGGAACAAAGGAATATCTTTATTCTATTTCTGGGCAAACAATAGATGATGTTGATGGTTATGTTTATTATTATGATTCAAGATTAAATAAAATTGTTGTTCCATCAAAAGAACAAAAAGCAATTGCTATTATTCATTATACAAATCAATCTATAGATAATGTATATGGAGAGAAGTTTGCAATGAATCCATATAGTGCAAGTAACCCAAATATTTCAGGATACAATGCAAGGGATTTTAAATTAAGAATTCCAACATTGATGTGGCATAAAAAATCAGGTGGAACAATTGGTCAAACTTTCTATGTGGATCCACCAAACAAAGAAGGCATATGTATTCCATATTTTATAAAATCAACAAAGAACCAGGATATGAATCAACCTGGGATTAGGTTCTTCAATTTATGGGATGATAATATAAATAGCAAAGGAAAAGTAAATAGAGTTGGTAGAGTATTTCCTGATAACCAGATTGTTGTTATTGATGATGATGAAATCATTGCAGCATTATCCTATAAGTCAAATAGAAATTGGACATTACCAGCACCAGAAGTTAGTCTTATAACACCAAATTTATTTGATGCTGATGTCTCTGATGATGTTGGTGTTTTAACAGGTGATAGCCAAACTTTATGGGTGTCATATCGTTTGGATTCAACAGGTTATACCAATTCACTACATTGTAATTATTATCAAAAAATTATTGGACCAAATTCAGGATGTACAAGCACAGCACAGAATGTTGCAGTTAAGTTTGGTGATGAATTTCCATTCTTATTTGTTGATAATAGTTTATCTGGGTTTTCAGCAAATCAATTTAAGATTGTAACACAAAGGACAAACACAGGCACATTGCCAACACCAGATAATTGGAAAATTATTGATTTTACAAGCCAAATTGAATCAAAAAAGATAAATGGTTATATTCCAGCTTCAGCATTGACAAAAACAACATTTGTTATTACTGAATCAAATTATACTGGAGCAACAACATACAACTTAAATAATTTTATTGATTTGCCAGGTCAAGATGAACCAACAAAACTAAACTTTGGTGATGAATATTTCTTCTATGGTAATATTCAAACAGGTATTGTGGCAACAATATATGATATGAGGTATGCTATCAATTTGGTTGATACACAATTTAAAACGTCCACAAACCCAACCTATTCAAGTGGATCTAAGTATATAACAGAAATTGGACTTTACAATTCAAACAAAGAACTTATGGTTATATCTAAAGTTAATGAACCTAAATTAAGAGAAGGTACACAACAATATAATATAAGTTTGGATTTCTAATTATGAATAAAATAGATATTAATTCCCCCAAAGTTTTGGGGTTGGATGTTTCAACAAAAACAATTGGGATTGCATTGTTTGATATTAATTCAGAACATTTGTTGGAATTAACACATTTATCCCCAATCCCAAAATCTGAAATTGGTTCTAAAATACAAGAATTAATCATAAAATCAAATCTTTTCAAATTAAAACTTGAAGAATATAAAAACATAGGGATAACAAAAGTTATTATTGAAGAACCCTTACTTACATCTAACAATGTAAATACAGTTGGTGTTTTGATGAGATTTAATACTTTGGTTTGTAAAGAGGTTTTTGATGTCCTAAATATTATTCCAGAATTCATATCAACATATAATTCAAGAAAATTTGCATATCCTGAATTAATAAATAAGAATGAGAAAGGCAAGGATGTTCTTTTTGGTGGGTATGATAAGAATGTGGATAAGAAAAATCTAATATGGGAATTAGTTTCAAAGAAAGAACCACAGATTTCTTGGCATTATACAAAAAATGGAAAATTAAAAAAAGAAAATTTTGACCAAACAGATGCTTATACTGCTGTTCTTGGTTATATGAAGATGAAAGAAATTTGGTAATTTGCAATTTATTATATATAATTGCAAAATGGAGAATAAAAATAAAGAGATTGAAGTAATATTGGACTTGATTAGTGATGTGATTGGTAAGCCAATCAAATCATATGAATCAAAACACCAGTATTTGTATAATTGCCCAATGTGTGATGAGGATCAAAACAAGGGTAATTTTGAGGTTTCATTAACCAAGCATTTATATCATTGTTGGAGTTGTGGTGAGGATAATGATAAAACACATGGTCCCCTTGGTAAACTATTTGATGTTTTTGGCACAAAGAAACAGAAGAAATTATATGACCTTATTAAACCTGATGATTTAAAGGTTAATGATGTTTTTTATCCAAAGTTAAAATTGCCAGAAGGATTTATTGCATTTAAGGATTCAAACAAGTTGCATATTCCAAGAAATGAGGCTTATAATTATCTTTTGAGTAGAGGGATTACAGATGATATGATTCATAGATATAATATGGGTTATACTATAAAGGGGGATTTTGCCAATAGAATTATTATTCCATCTTATGATAAGGATGGGGAGTTGAATTATTTTTTGGGGAGAAGTTGGGTAAAGAGAAAGATTAAATATAAAAATGCAACAGCCCCCAAAGAAGATATAATATTTAATGAACATTTAATTGATTGGTCACAGGATGTATATTTGACAGAAGGGGTATTTGATAGTATATTTTTACCAAATCCAATTCCCCTACTTGGTAAGCATCTTAGCATTAAGTTATTTAATTTATTGTATGATAAGGCAGAGAAAGACATTATCATTTGTTTAGATGGTGATGCTTATAAAGATTCTTTAAAATTGTATAATGAGTTAAATGGTGGAAAACTATATGATAGAATTAAGATGGTCAAACTCCCTTATGATAAAGATGTTTGTGAGTTGAAGGGGGAGATTGATAAATATTATGTTAAAATTAAGTGAAATGAATTTGGAAGAAATTGCAAAAGATATTAGGAATATAATTAATGAAAGACAGAAAGAATTAAATTTAAGTTTTATTGAGGAGGATCATATATATCATATGAATGGGAGAAGTGATTATCCATCTGTTTCAAAAATAATTAAAAAATATTATAAGGAATTTCCAGGTGAAGAGATTGCTTATAGAAAAGCAAAGGGGGATGAGAAGAAAGCCAATGCTTTTTTAAAGGAATGGAGTGATTCAGCAAATTATGCAGCAAACTTGGGTTCAAGAGTTCATTATTTTTTGGAAAAAAAATTAATTGAATCTTATGGTGATTACAAAGATGTTAGAGAACCAATTTTTGAATGCGATATGTCACAGAAGATTGTTTCAGAGAGAATGATTCAATCAGGGATTCAATACATCAATCTTATGAAGGAAAGAGGTGCAGTTCTTCTTGATACAGAAATGGTTCTTGGGGATCCTGAACTTGGGTATGTTGGCCAACCAGATAAGGTATGGTTAATACCCAATAAAGATAAATCTGATTTTGGTATTATTATCACAGACTGGAAAACAAATAAGGATAAAAGTTTCCAATCAAATGACTTCACAGAAAAGATGTTTGAACCCTTTGAAAAATACAATAGCACAGCCCTGGAGCATTATTATATCCAGTTGCCACTCTATGCTAGGTTGTTACTTAAAATGCTCTCACAATCAAAATATGGGGCAATTAGACTATATGGTTGCATTGTTTGTCACCTAAAGAAAGATGGGGGTTTTGTTGAATACCGTGTGCCAAAGGAGTTTACTAATATTGTTTTTGATTTGGAAATATAGTTAGAAATATTTTCACAGAAGTTTGTTTTATTAGAATATAGTTCTTATCTTTGCAATCCAATAAAAACAAAAACAATATGACAACCACCACCAACCAATTCAAATATGTAGGACAAGGAATTAAGCCTGAAAACTTCACTTACGTGGGGTATTACACTTCATTTAGAGTGCCAGATGCTGTAGATGGTTATGTTACTGAAACAGAGTTTGAGGTTGATTTTGACAAGATTGGTGTGGATAATCCAAAAGAATGGATGGCTAATTTTAATCCAAATGGTAACAAATGTTCTTGCTGTAATCACAGTATAAAGAGGGGTTCATTCTTCTTGGATAAAGAAACATCTAATTTGATTTATGTTGGGTTTGACTGCACCAACAACATTATGAAATATACATTTGATGTTGAAGGTGTTACTAAACAAACAATGATTCAACGTAAGAGAAGGTTGAAGCAAATTCAAATAGCCAATATATTGGCTGCTAATGAAAATTTGGAGGAGACATTATCTGTTAATGATAATAAAATTAGAGAGATTGCAAGTAAGTTCTATAGTTCAGGTAAAATTTCAGAAAAACAGATAGAATTTGTTAAAGTATTAGCAGAAAGAAGGAGACAATTAGAATTAGTTGCAAATGAGGTTGTTGTAGGTAGATTTAAGGGTGTATTTAAAGTTCTTTCCTGCAAAGGTATTGTTGACTCCTATAATCATTCAGTTAAATATAAGTTATTGATTGAGAATGTTGAAGGCAAATGGAAGGCCTATGGTAATGTAGGTAGTCTTATTGGACTTGGTGAGGAAATTACTGCTACTGCAACATTCAAAAAATCAGATAATGATCCTTTATTTGGGTATTTTAGCAGAATTAAAGTGTGGTAACGTATTGATAGAATGATTTTATTTATCTATACTTATAAAAAAAATAATATGATAAATAAAATTGTTCATTTCTCTGATTTGCATATACGATTGTATAAGGATCATGATTTGTTTAGGGAAATATTATCTGAAGCATTTGCACAGTGGGTTGAACTAAAACCGGATAGAATTGTTTTCACAGGAGATTTGGTGCATAGCAAGAATCAGATGACCCCAGAACTTGTTGAGTTTGTTGTTTGGGTTCTTGAGGAATGTGCAAAGATTAGTAAGACCATTGTTATAATTGGCAATCATGATTTCTTGGAAACAAATATGGATAGATTAGATGCTATTACACCTATTGTAGATTCAATAAAAAATCCAAAAATTAGTTATTTGAAGGAGCGGGGGGTGTATGCTGATGAAAATGTTAACTGGTGTGTATATTCACTAATGCAGCATAACATCCCCCCAGACATCCCAAAGAAGAGTGAGGGTATAGTTAATGTGGGTTTATTTCATGGTGCAGTTAAGGGTTTAAAGACAGATATTGGTCATACCATAGAGGATGGGTTTGATTCAAATATTTTTAATGGTTGTGATGTTGTTTTTTGTGGTGATATACATAAGAGAGCCATTTTTGATATACCAGATAATAAATTAGCAATAATGATTGGTAGTTTTATACAACAGAATTTTGGAGAGAGCATATCAAATCATGGTTATGGTGTTTATACAATTAATGATAATAATTATGAATTTGTTGATTTACCAAATCCAACTCCATTTTTGAGTTTTAAGATAAATTCATATGATGATATTAAAAATAATAATGAAAATTTAACAAACAAATAAAACAAATGAAAACACAAATAATTACTGATGATGCTTTTTTTGTTGACATCATAAGATATTGTGAGAAAAACAATATTTCCAACATTGATGAATTTACATCAAAATGTTTAAAATCAGGGTTCTATGTTGAGAAATATGGAATGTTGGGTGATGATAGTAATTTAAGAACTAGCACAGTTGAGGTTATTAAGGAGGTAGAGAAAATTGTGGAAGTTCCAGTTGATAGAATTGTGGAAAAGATTGTAGAAGTTCCAGTTGATAGAGTTGTTGAGAAAATTGTTGAGGTCACTAAAGAAGTTCCCATATACAAGGAAATTATTAAAGAGGTTCAAACTGGGGAAGTTAGGGTTGAAATAAAAGAGGTTGAGGTTATTAAGGAAGTTCCAATAGTAAAAGAAGTTTTTGTTATTAAAGAAGTGCCTGGGGATAATACAGAATTGGAAAATGAACTTAGTGATGTAAAAATGACATTAAATTTGGTAAGTGAAGATTTGAGAAATAAGAATAAGATTATAGAAGACTATCGTAGATTATTTGCTGAAATGACAGCACAACCTACTAGGTTTCATAGAACATCAAATATAAAAATTAGATAATATGGATATTTTAATTTGGGCTTTTTTAAGTTATGGTCTTATGAATATAATGGTTTATGGATCAATTTTTTCAGGATTTAGAAATTTTATAAATGATGTTGGGAAGAAAGATATATTGCTTATATCCCCAGCTTTCAAATTCATTTATGGAATTATATCTTGTCCAATGTGTTTTAGCACTTGGGGTGGATTTTTCTTGGGGTTATTCATATATTCCCCAACAAATACTTATCTTTCTTTGTGTTTTGAGATATCTTGGTTTTTTGATGGGATTTTCTCATCTGGAATTGTTTGGGCAATAAATGCCATAATTGAATCATATGAAAATAAACAAAATTAAAAATGGAAGAACAACTATGGAAAAATCCAAACATAAGAGTTATTTGGGAGGATTATCCTGAAAATATAACACAAGATAAAATTAAGGATGTCCGTCAATACTTTGCAAAAAAGTATGGAACATCTAGTGTTAATGTAATCACAAAAGTCAAATATGAGGATAAAGTATTGCAATCTGTTGATGTTTCATCAAACATAATGGATATTAATTACCAGAACAAACTCATAAAGAATTTGCTTGACACAAATGGCAATTCTGATTTTTATGATAAGATTATGGAAATAAATAAGGTTGTGGAGAATAAATTGGTTTTAGAAAACCAAGAACCAACTCAATTCAATAAGTGGTATATAAAAAAGATTAATTTTAGCAATTTTCTTTCATTTGGTGAAAATCAAGAATTGGATTTTGATAAGTTAAATGGTATCACCATTGTTGAATCAACCCCACAGAATACTGGGGGTAAGACAACTCTAACAATTGATTTGTTGTTATTTCTATTCTTTAACACCACAACCAAGAGTAACAAGGCAGAGGATATTTTTAACAAATTTACAAGCAAGGATCACGTTTCTGTTACTGGATACATCCTTATTGATGGTGAGGAATATGTTATATCTAGGAATATGGAGAGAAAGATGAGCAAGAGTGGTGAATGGAAGGTGAAGACAGAATTATCATTTGATAAGAAATTAAAGAATGGGGAACTGCAGAATCTAAAGGGTGAACAAAGAAGGGAAACAGAAATATTCATTAAGAATACCATTGGTAATATGGATGATTTCTTGGCCACCATTTTAACAACTGGAAATAATCTTGAAGATTTATTGGAATCAAAACCCACAGCAAGGGGTCAATTATTGGGTCGTTTCCTAGGTTTGGAGCACTTGAAGAAGAAAGAAGATTTTGGCAAAGAAGTTTATCAAGAGTTTTCAAAACGAATGTTCTCAAATGTTTATAATGTTGAGAAATTAAAAGCTGAGAATATATCATTGGAAGAAGAAATCAATGAATTGGAAATTAATCTTGATAAATTAACCATTGAAGTTAAGGATTATGATGAAAGATTAGCAAAGGGAAATCAATATAAGAATGAATTGTACACATCAAAACATTCTGATATTGATAAAGAACTTTTGATTGTGAATAAAGAATCGTTGGAGAAGGACATTGAGGCTGTGAATATTAATAATATCAAACTAAATGAATTGATAAATTCCATTTCAAATGAGAAGCCAACAACTTTCTATGAAGAAGATGAGCATGATAATTTGAAGGATGATATAATGGAAACCAAATTGGAAAAGCAAATGGCAAAATCCAAAGTGGATGAAATTACAAAATTAATCCAGACATATGGAAATGGTGTACAATGCGAACATTGTGGTCTTAATTTAATTGATGCAGAATTCACAAAGGCTAAGATTGAATCCCTGGAAGAACACAAGAATAATTACAACACTATCTCAAATAATTTAATTGAACTTGAAGCAAAGAATGATAATTTTAATAAATTAAAAAAAGAATTTGATGCTTATGAAAAGAATAAATTGGTTATTAAGAAACATCAATTGTCCTTGGAAGGCAATATGCTTAAACTAAACCAATTAGAAACCAAGATGAAAAATTATTTGGAAGTTCAAGAGAAAATAAAAAAGAATAATCAGATAGATGCTTTAATCATAAAGGCAAATAGTAAAATTGATGAATTGCTATATGAGAAAAATAAATTAACAAAAGAAATAAATAGCATTGAAATTAAAATTTCAAATTATAAAGATAAGAAAGATAAAAATATAAACATTATTGATACTATATATAAAGAACAAGATGAAGAGAAAAAATACAAGATATATCTTGAACTATTTGGTAAAAATGGAATATCAAAAATGATTATGAAAACTATGCTTCCAGTCATAAACTCTGAATTGCAAAGATTGTTATTAGATGTGTGTTATTTTACCCTTGATGTTAGGGTAAATGATAAGAATGAAGTTGAATTTGTTATGATTGATAATAACACAGGTGTTGAGAAACTAATGACAACAGGATCTGGTTATGAAAAGACAGTTGCTTCATTGGCATTAAGAGCAGTTTTAAGCAAAGTATGTTCATTGCCAAAACCAAATATATGGGTGGCTGATGAAGTATTTGGAAAGGTGTCAAATGAAAGCCTGGATATGATGGGAGAATTTTTTATCAGATTAAAGAGTTATTTTGAGAAAATATTGTTAATTTCGCATAACCCCCTAATTAGTAATTGGGGTGAATCAAAAATAATTGTTGAAAAGAAAAATAATGTGTCAAAAGTTTTGATTTAATCAAAAACACCTTATCTTTGCAAAAAAAAAAGAAATGAAGAACTACAACTTAACCATCTATCAGGCTAGTAAGAAATTTAATATTGATTCATTTTTTGAGGATTTTTCTGAAGTTTCAGATACAGAACCACTTGTAACTACAGTGGGGGATTCTACAATAATGATTTTTGGATCAGATGTTGAATTGCTTGATTTATCCACTTTCCTTAGTAGTATTTTAGGACATTTATGTTATGGATTTACATTAGTTGAGTTGGGAGATACTTATGCTGCATTCTTCCCTATGGATAATTTTAATGATTTGGGTCTAAATGACATTCCAGATAATTTTAAAAAATCAAAAAAACCATTCTTGGGGATATTAAAGGGGGATAATTTAAATAAGATATATTCTCAAATTAGGGAGGGGGAATCAGAAACTGATTTAGATTTAATATTAGAAAAGATTTCAAAAAAAGGTATAACTTCATTAACCACAATTGAGAGGGGTTTATTAGATAAATATTCAAAACAACACACAAATGAAAAGTGAGAAAACATTTACAATGATTAATCAATCAGAAATTTCATCATATTTAAAAGATGTGAGGAAATTGAAAGTTATGACCATTGAACGAGAAAAGGAATTGGCAAAAATAATGCTAGATTCTAATTCTACACAAGCACAAAAAGAAATAGTAAAGAAAGAATTAGTTGAAGGTAATTTGAGATTTGTCATTAGTGTGTGTAAGCAATATCAAAATCAAGGTATGGATTTATCTGATTTGATTGCTGAAGGTAATTATGGTTTACTTAAAGCCATTGATAAATTTGATTGGTCAAAAAATTTGAGGTTTATCTCCTATGGTGTTTGGTGGATTAAACAGTCAATAATTGAGTGTTTAAATGATAATGCTAGAACAATCCGGTTGCCTGTAAATATTGTTCAAGAATATCATAAGATTAAGAAATTCTTAAATGAATTTGACAATAATATACCAGATAAGTTAACAAATTTACCATTCACAATTGACCTGGATTCTACATTAAATGAAGATGGTGATACACTATTAACTGTAATTAAAAATGATAATGCTGACAATCCTGAAGATGTTTTTAACACAAAGCAAATTTTAAGAGAAAAGTTATTAAACATTTTGAATCTTCTTGATAATAGAGAAAAAATAATTATTGAAGATTATTTTGGTCTCAATGGTTCTATTAGAACATTAGAAGAAATTGGAGTTGATTTCAACCTAACAAAGGAGAGAGTTAGACAGATAAAAGAAAAAGCACTTAAAAAACTCAGAAATGAGTCAAAAGTATTATTTGATTATATTTAAAATTAAAACAACAAATTTTATGGAAAATTTTAGAAACTTTTTAAAAAAGAATTTTATTACAATTGTTTTTGTTTTATTGACTTTAAATTATTTTGGAAGTTGTTCAGATAATAGAGAGTTAGTTAAAATAAGAAAAGAAATTACAGCAATAAAAGATTCAACTTACACTAAGGCAGAACTAGACAAACAGTTGAAGATAATGAGTTTAGAAACTGAAAAAAGATTTATTCAGTCAACAGATAGAAAAATATTAGATGTCAATAGACAAACTCAAATTGATTTAGAATTAGAAAAACTTAGATAATGAATATTTTTAGTAAAAATTTAGAAAAAATAGTATATTTTGCATTTTTAGTTCCAATTATAACTGTTGCAATTGTGTCAATTTCACATGTGACTAGTTGGTATGGGTTAACAAATAATTCAACTTGGGCTATTTATCTATCTTTTGGTATTGAGATTGCAGCCTTATCAGCTTTGGCTGCAATCTCAGTTCATATGGGTAAGAATGTGTATATACCTTTTGGTATTGTTACACTAATACAATTAGTTGGAAATGTCTTTTATTCATATCAATACATTGATGAAAACTCAAAAGAATTTAAAGATTGGGTAGAGTTATCAAATGTGTTTTTTCAATATTTTATTGAGGAGGGTGATATTATTGGGCATAAAAGGGTTTTGGCCTTATTCTCTGGTGGTCTATTGCCTATAATATCTTTATCTTTCTTGCATATGTTGGTAAAATTAAGAGATCAGAACAATGCAGAAACTAAGGTCCCAAGCCAACAATTAACTGATGATGAGTTGGATAAATTAAGTATAGAAGCAGGTAAAATAGAGGCAGAAAAACAAAAAAATATTTATACACCAACCCAGGATGAATTAGATAAGTTAGAAGAATATCTTGATAATCTAACAAAATCTAAACAGGAATCAAAGACTGATATTGAATCTAAGGATGACTTAGCACCTTTTGTTGATTCACCAAAACCAACAAAAAGAATATATAAGCCAAGAGTTACACCAACATTATTGGAAGATACTTTATTAAAAGAAGATTTAATTGAGACTCAAAAACCAAAAAACACAAGAAGAAAAAAGATAAATTTAAATTTGGGTGATTTAAATGATAATATTGATGATTTAAATAGATTAACATATAGAAAAAGGAATGCTGGAGATAATTAAGTATGGTGATTTTAAACCTACTGGAAAACAAAAGATTAAAAATAAAATAGTGTTAATTAATACTTTTAGGGATATTAAGAATTACTTAATATCCCTAAAATATAGGCATAATGGTAATTATGATAAAATACCAAATTATGTAATCACAAAAAAAGGGGAGGTATTAAACTTATTAAATGATGATGAGTATTCAAATTTTTTCAACAAGGATATTTTGAATTATAATTCAATAGTAGTAGCAATTGAGAATCTTGGTTGGATTGAAAAAAATAAAAATACTGGGTTAAATAATAATTGGATTGGCGATATTTATAATGGTGAACCATATTATAAAAAGTGGAGAGATTATGACTTTTGGGATACATATACAGATGAACAAATTAATAAATTGTCTTTATTATGTTTATACATTTGTAAAAATATGAAAATAGAAAAAAAATTCATAGGACATAATACAAATACAGATATTGATAAAAAATTTAATGGAATAATAAGCAGAAGTAACATATACAAAACATACACAGATATATCACCATCTTTTGATATAAAACTTTTTGAAAAAAAATTAGAAAATGATAATAGAAAGTAGATATGATGAGATGAAATCTCTATTGAAAAAATCAAAGATGTTATTTGAGCAAACCTCAGATATGTCAAGAATAAATACAATTGATAGTATTTCAAGTAGGATAAAAAAAAATGTTGAAGATGATGCTACTGTTAGAGATGACTATGATGATGGCAAAGGCAGTGTGAATAAAAATACAGAGTTTGAACAAAAATATAAAATATCTGGAGGAATATTTGTTATACATGGGGATTCAAGATCAGAAGTTGATAGTATAACAACAGATGATAAATCAACTTTTCAAGAAACAATGGATGAATTTGTTGAGGAAGTTTCAGATCTTGTTGATTTTGATGAATTACATTTATATAAGAATAATGTGGAGTGGGGTGGTAAATTAATTGATGATAATATCACATTTTTATATACGATTGGTGAGAATGGTGGAGTTTATGTTAGTGCTGATATTGTTAAAGTTGATGAAGATTTTTTAAATATAATAACAAAATTAGAACAATATTATCAAAAGTTTAAATCAAAATGGTCAAAAATATTAGCAATAAGGAAGAAAACACCAAATTAACTGGAAACTTTGATAGTTTTTTAAATGCTATATTAAAAATTATATTAATTATATTTTTAGTATTTATTGGAATAACACTATATAAGAAATCTGAACCAAAAGTTAAGTTGGATGATAAAACAAACCAAAAAATTGTTGAATTAGAAAAATCAAATAAAAGAATTGAGGATAGTCAAAAAAATTTAGAAGAAAAAATAGATAAGTACTTTAATGAAATTTCTGAAATTGATAAAAACATAAAAGATATAAACAACAAAAAAGAAGTTATTAGAAGATATTATTATGAAAAAGTTATTTCTATTGACACTTTTAATATGGCTGCCATTGATAGTTTCTTCACAAGTAGATACAGATTCAATTCAAACTAAAACTTTCCCAATTAGCATTGTGAAAGAAATAGCAAAAGATTTGATTCGTTATGATTCTGTGAGAAATGAATTGAATACTACAAATAACTTAATTATTGAGAATTCAAGAAAACTAGCATTAAAAGATTCATTATTATTTTCATATATTGAAAAAGAACAGAAATATAAAGAATTAATTAAAGTACAGAATGATAAGTATGAGGTTTTAAATAATAGTTATATTGACAATAAAAATCTTTTACAAAAAGAAAAGACAAAGAATGTAATAAATCAAATCCTAATAGGTTTATCAATATTTGGATTTACATATTCCATAATATTTAAGTAATGGCATTAACACAATCTGAAAAGAAGGAAATTGAAACTATAATGAGAAAAGAAATAAAAGATTTCTTTGAAAGTAGTACACTATCTCAATATGAGAATAAGTTGATTGAAAAACTTCAAAAAGAATTTAGGAGAGGCAAGTTTGAAGGTGAGGTTAAAGATATAACAGTTAAGATGTTTAGAGAATTCTATCAATTTATGTGGCAGAATAGGAGTTATTGGGAACCAAAATTAAAAAATGCATAACCTATGGAAGATCCAAATAAACTTTTTGCTAATACCATAGCTAGTGAATTTTCAAAGAATTCAAAATCATACCCAGCACAATTCAATTACATTAGAATGGTTAATGATGGTGAAATTAAAGAAGATGATAAAATGGAATTAAAAAAAAGAAATATATCTTTAATAGATATTGAAAGAAAACACAATAAAACAAAAGATTCAACAGATTATGTTGCTTTCTTGAAAAAACAACTAAACAAAGGTGTTAACATTGAGAAAGAACATACTAGTAGTATTAAAATTGCTAGACAAATTGCAAAAGACCATCTTTGGGAAGACCCCAACTATTACAAAAAATTGGCAAAGATGGAAACTAAGGAAGCAACTGGTTCAGGTTCATCTGGTGGTTATGTTGCACCATTATTTCCCAACCTTGAAAGTATGAGTGAAGCATGTTGGAAAGGATATAGACGAGTTGGGGGAAAAATGAAGAATGGAAAAATGGTTCCAAATTGTGTTCCAATAAAAGAGAATGAGTGGACAGAAATTAATTTTAAGCCAATATTTAATGAAGGGAAGGTAGAAGCCAAGGAAGCAACTACAACTGCTTCTACGGGGTCTTATGAGGTTCCAGGGATGTGGGCAAAATCTATGAAAAAGAAAGATTGGAGGGGGAAGAGCAAGACACAAATACCAGGAGGACAATTTGTGCAAGTGAAGAAAAAGTGTTTAAAATTCCCATATTGTAATCAGGGGGATATTGGTGCATTAAAATTAACTGAACAAAATATGAACAAGAGAGAAATTCCAAGTACAGCACAAGAACTTATTAGGTCATTGCCACAAGATTTAAAGAAATTATTTTTTGACCAATGGGGAGCAAAACAACCAAGTAAATGGCATCCAGAAGGTAATTCATTAAAACACATTATCCTGGTATTAAGGAGGGCTTATAACAAGTATGGGGATGATCCAAATATGATTATGGCTGCTTTATTCCATGACTTGGGAAAGATGGATACTTATGCAATTAACCCCAAGACAGGTGAACCAACAGCATATGGGCATGATGCAAAATCTGCTGAATATGTGAAACAATATGCTGATTGGATTGAATCATTTGAGGGAACAAATGTTGATGTTATTGAATATTTGGTTATTAATCATATGAAAATGAAGCCATCTACCTGGGGTGTTATGAAACAAGCAAAGAAAGACCCTATTGAGCAAAATCCAGCATTTGATAAGTTAAAAGGATTTGAAACAATTGACATTGGTGGTATTGAGGAGGCTATTAGAACACCTCATAGATTTGAAAAAATTGTTGAAAATGTTGCTAAAAAGTGGAATATTACTGAATCTCAGGTCAAAAACCTTATAACAAATCATAAATCATAGTATTTATATAAAAAAGTTATTATGAATAAAAATAGTATTGATTCAATTGTTAACAAGGTATTAAATGAAGAATTTAATAAAAGGTCAAATTTGTTATTTGAAAAAAAGATGAAGAAAGATATAGATGAGAAATTGGTTGGTAAACAACATAAGATTGACAAAAACAAGAATGGCAAAATTGATGCTGAAGATTTCAAGTTATTGAAGAAAGGCAAAAAAGAAGTTAAAGAAAAGTTAGTTGGTAAACAACATAAGATTGACAAAAACAAGAATGGCAAAATTGATGCTGAAGATTTTAAGTTATTGAAGAAAGGTAAAAAGAGTGTCAAAATGACAGAAGAAGAATTGGTATCTTTTATTGAAAACATTATTAATGAATCTAGTGAAGCTAATTTAGGGCATAGTACTATTGCAATGACAGAAGATGAGTTGGTTTCATTCATAAAAGATATTATCAATGAAGCAGAAAGGAATACATTTACAAAAAAGCCAAAAAGTTTAACTGATGTTGAATCTTTATTAAAGAAGTCAAAAAGTGAGAATGAAAAGAATTTAAAGGATGTTGGCAAAAAAATGTCTGAATATATTAAGTATGGTTCAAATGGCAAGTATGTTGAGAATCCAGATACTTTTCCAAAGACAAATGGACAATTAAAGAAGTCTGATGTTAAGGCTTATCGTATGGATTCAGCAGAAGAAGAATATATTGATAATCTGGGTCGTGGACCAGGTATGGAGAATTTATCATATGATGAGGTTAGCCCAGATGATGAATGGTTAACAGACAATATTGAGGGAAGTTCAAGAACAGGAAATAATCCTGAATGGGCAAACACTGAAAAAAGTGATATTAACAATAATGTAAATAAAAAAAGAAAGAATAATTATTTTGCTGGGGAAAAGAAAAGAGCATATCAGAAATCTCAAGATGTACATATAGTACAAGATGGGGATCAAAGACCAGATTTCATTAAAAAAATGAAAGAAAGCACAAAAAGGAATCCAATTCTAGTTGAAGAATTTGATAAAATGAAAAAATTAATTAATTATAATCAAAAAACACAATAATATATACAATTATATTTTTTTTGTATTAAAATTCTCCATAGACAATGATTTATGGAGAATTTTTTTAACTGGCTAGTTGAGCCAATACCCAAAGAGGAACTTGAAACTTATTTTAATATGCACAATATTAATAGAGAAAAGGTTGACCTATTTTTGGATATATTGATTTCATTGAATAATACAATAAGCCAAACATATCTAGGTGATTCGCATAATGATAATTTTGCTATAGAATACACCCAGGATGATAATGAGAAACATTTTGATTGGTGTTGGCAAAAAACTATTGATTCTTTTAAAAAAGAAAATATAATTCTTAAAAAGAATGGTAATCATTACAAGTATTTAAAGATTTTTTATTTTGATATTTTTTACAATAAAGTATCCGGAGTCGATAAAAAAGCAATAAAGACTTTTATATCTGAATTGTTCAATATTGAGGGTACTTTTAGTAAAGCAGACTTGCAAATATTAACAGAAATTTATAGATTACTTGATGAAAATTTATCAACTTAATAAAATTAATATAAAATGGAAATTATTCAAAAACTTAAACAATTAATGGATTTATTTTATTCTGATGCTGATAGATTCTATCGTAAAGGGAATAAAAGTGCAGGTACAAGAGCTAGAAAAACAGCACAAGAAATAAAAGCTCTATTACAGGAGACTAGACTTGATATAGTTAAACAAAGGAAAACAACCAAAGATAGTGAGTAATTATTTGCCAATATTTTATTTTTTGTTTGTATTCTGTATTCTAGTAGTGATTTATTTTACTACTAGAATATTTATTTTATTTTTTGGTAATGCTTCGTATATTGAAAAGAATTCACTAAAAACAGTAGATAAAATTATATTTAGTTTGGCAATTAGTTTCATTATAACATATATTAAATTTACATAGCAATGAAATTGTACAACAATTTAAAAGAATTTGGAACATACTTATCTTCAATTAGACTTGCAGATGATTTTGTATTTATTGATTTAATTTTACCAAAGAGTTGGTTAATACCACAATCTTATTTAACAGATAAATTTGTTGTTACTTTTGGTATAAAAAATGAAATAAATAAAACTGGAATTACTTTTGTTTTTCAAAATAATGAATTATCATTTGATGAAGGTTTAGCAAAAATATTTAAAGTTATTAAAGATAATCTTGAAATTGAACAAAAAAGTATTTTACTTAATAAAAATATTGATATATTAAAAGAACTTTTCAATAAAAATAAATTAGATGATTTGAATAACCTTGAATTTTTAATGCCAAAAAATAATCCTAAAAATATTGAAGATGGAGAAAACAAAGTTCTTGAAACTAGTAGAGGAAGAAAGAAATAAGAACAAGATAATTTTGGATAATGAAAAATTAAAGTTCATAAATGATTTGAAAAAAATTAAAAAAGAAGATCTTTTCAAAAAAGAAAAAACTAATTTAAATTTTTTTGATAAATTAAAGATTATATTATGGGGCAAATAGAACAATTAGCATTAATTACAGAAGCATTAGAACAATTTGCACCTAACTCAAAAATAATTGTTGCTTTTGAATTGGATAAGAAAACATTTGGTGAATTTAGTAAAAAATTAAATGAAAATCTAGGTAATGAGACTGATAGATTTAGTGTTGATATATCTGGAACTAAGTTTTATTTTGTTTCTGAAGGGGCTGAGTAGTTACTCTTCTATATAGCATAGCCTTATCAAATCCATATTCTTCTAATAATTCATATAAGTATTTCTTTTGTGTTAAGGTTGTACTTTTTAAAATCATACAGGATAAATTGTTTGTGTGGTTTAGATAGTTTGTTAAACAATCTAAAAATCTTAAAGCCTCATTCTCATCTTTTAGAGTAAACAAATCAAACTTTGTGTCATTTTGCACAACAATTTTATGATTCAAAACACAAACAACTTTAAATCCAGTTATAGATAAATAGTTATTATCTAATTCTATTAATGATATTTTTTTATTTTGCTGTATGTCAAATATTTTTTCCTCAACTTTATATCTATTTATGGCAACAAAACTCATATTGCTATCATTATTGATATAAACTCTTTGATTCCTTCCCAAATCATCTTTTAGATACATAGGTATATCAGATTCATTTAGTGTAGATACTAATCCTAATTCAAAATTACATTCTTTAGCCTTTTGAACTTTCCTATCAAAAAAAACATTATCTGATTTTTCCATCATTTTATTATAAGCCAAAAGAGCATTTCTCTTTGTGATGAATTTCTTGATAATTCTTTTTTTTTGTTTATCTTTAAATAGTACAATAAAATAATTCATAATGTTAAAAGATTATTACAAAATTTTAGAAATTGAAGAGAATTTCACAGAAGATTTATTAAAAAAAAAATATAGAGAATTATCCAAAAAATACCATCCAGATATTAATCCAAGTGGTGGTGATATGTTCAAAGATATTAGTGAGGCTTATGAAGTTTTATCAGACTCAAATAAGAGGAAACAATATGATATGCAGAGACAAGGCGGGCCTAATATGGATGACTTGTTTGCTAGTTTCTTCAATCAATCAAATAGAAAACCAAAGGTAGTAGATAAAGTATTAAATTTGAAATTAACCCCAACTGAAGTATATAAAGGTATGGTAAAAGATATTGTGTATGATAGGAATATTCCTTGTGATGGGTGTAGAGGGACAGGTGGGAATAAGAGGAATTGTGACACTTGTAATGGTTCTGGATTCATAATAAATAGGTTTGGATCAGGCTTCTTTGTCCAACAAGTACAGACTGCTTGTCCTAGTTGTGCTGGATTTGGTCAAATAATTATAGATAAGTGTTATAAGTGCAATGGTATTGGTGTTAAAAGTGAAATGAATAAAGTTACCATAGAGATTCCAAAAACAGCAGATAATGGGCAATTCTTGAAAATGCACAAGTTAGGGGATTTTGACAAATATGATTTTGGGGATTTAGTTTTAAGAATCAATGTTGAACCAAGTGATGGATTTTCAAAGATGGGGAATGATTTGGTTTATACTCATTATTTAACCAATGAGGAAATATGTGCAGAAAAGTATATTGTTCCACATCCTAATGGAGATTTATCAATAAAAGCATCTGATGTGTTTGACACAAGTAAACCATTAAGGATAAGAGATAAAGGTTATCCTGGGGGTGATTTTTATGTTAAATTAGAAGTTAAGTTTAAATTAAGGAAGTAAGGTATTTTACTAACAAAATGGCTACATATATTCCAGAACCCAATAAGTATAAACTTATGATGGTTATTGGTGTTTCATATGACATTTTCTTTGATTTACAGTTATTACATTTTTTTAGATTTAACATTTTTTTCTTTTAATAATATATATATTTATAAATTTGTGAATTTAAAATTGGTTATATGACAAATGTTAATGTTGAGATTTATTTATCTGAAATTATTTCTTTTTTTGAGAAGAATCAACATGAGTTAAAGAAATTGGTTAAGTTGGACAAAAAACAATTATTTTTTGATAAGTTGCGTAAATCTAGTTATTTTAATTTTGATAGGGGTGAAGATTATGTCTTAACCAAGCAACAAATTATTGATATTTGTGTTTTGGTTAATAAGGGGCATGAACCTTATTCTAGTGTCAAATATTTTGATGGGCCTTTTGGAAAAATAAATTTGAATTAGATTTGGAAATTAAATTGGAGCAGTATATCTTTGCAACATCAAATTAACCAAAAAGAAAAAAATATGAAAGAAATAATGTTGAAAAAGAAGAACCCACTAACTGGCGATTGGCTATGTTGGATTCCAAAAACACCCGTTGCTTTTTACTTAAAAGGAGAAAAGACAAGTACAAAATTTTGCAATGAGATAAATAAAGGATTTGATGAAGGAAAACTTAAAATTGATGATGGACGCTTAGTTAAAGTAGATTAATCAAAAAGAAAAAAACAAGGTGAAAAGAGAAAATCAAAAACATTTGAAATGTTGAGAAACTCAATTAAATATGAAATTTTTTTACATAAAATAAGTTTAAAATAAATTTGAATTAGATTTGGAAATTAAATTGGAGCAGTATATCTTTGCAACATCAAATTAATCAAAAAGAAAAAAACAAAAAATATGAACACATCACTAAATCTTGCAGCATTAAAGACATCAGTTCCAGCCATCTTTGCAGAAGGTCCAGATCCTAAAATGTCTAATAGGTATAATTTTGCCAATTCAAGAGCAATCTTGGAGAAATTGGTTGATAGTGGTTGGCAGATAAACTCTGCAAAACAAGTTGGGGACTCTCAATACTCTGCACACCAAGTCATTTTAAGACACAATGATTTTCATAATGTGGGCGATGTTCTTCCACAAATTATGTTCAACAATTCCCACAATGGGACATCCAAAATGGACATTTCAATGGGGATTTATAGGCTAGTTTGTTCAAATGGATTGGTTGTTCCAACATCAGTAGCTAATAGCATATCTATGAAGCATGTGGATTTAAGTACAGATTTCACACAAGTGATGACTAATGATTTCTTTTCAAAAATCCCAACAATCTTCAATAGAATGGGTGAAATGCAAGAGAGGGAATTGGGTCAGAGGGAGATTGAGGAATTTACACAAAGAGCCATTGATATTCGTTTTGACAAGGCTGCAAACAATGTGGTTTTAGAGGATGTACTAAGACCTTATAGGGAGGAAGATAAATCAAATGACCTCTGGACAATCTTCAATGTGGTTCAAGAGAAGATAATCAAAGGTGGAGTTAAGTTCCAGAACACCAATAGAAGGTCAAAACCAATTGTCAACTTCATCAATGACAATAAGTTAAACACCCAGTTATGGGAAATTGCTGAAGAGTATTTAGTGGTGTAACTATAAAACCCCCACTTCTTGATTGAGGTGGGGGGATTTTTAATTTAAAAAAATAATTATGGATAGAATAAAAAAATTCACAGAAAAGTTGGCATATGACTTATCCCAAGTGGCATTAAGTAATGTTCACAAGAGAGATAGTTTTAATGGTGAGATATTGTATGTAAGTGCAATTGAAAAACTAATAGATAATCCAGCAGAAATTATTTATTTAGCAAAAAATGGATTTATAATTCATTTAGTGAATTATGTTGAGGACAAATATACTGTAACAATATACTTCAAACCTTCACAATTAGATGAGGTAAAATTTTACATAAATAGTTTAAATAAAAAGTTATGAATTATGAATTATGAATTAGTTATTTACACAATGGAAGGGTGTTCTCATTGTACAGAGTTTAAGAAATTACTAGATGAGGAGAATATTCCTTACCATGATCGAGATATTGATAAATATGATAAAGAGTATGATATGTATAGTAAGATAACTAATACTGAATTTGTACCATCAGTTATGTTAATTACAGATGTAAATTCTGCAAATGAGAAAACACATTTTTTTGCACCAACAAAAGAATATGAAACAATCTTTGAGGCTTTGGATTTGGTAAAAAAAGCAATATTATAATAAAGATGGGGGATATTGAATCCCCCATTTTAATCACATCACAATAAAGTCTTTATGTAGTTTTTTGATTTTTGGGGATTCCCTTGCAATTTTTAGTGATTCATTAAATATATCATATTTATTAATACCCATATCACTAATTGATTGAATATCAAATACATCTAGTATTGCTGATTTAATGAAGTCGTGTTTTAATGGGGAAAGATTGTGGGTTATGTTAATAATGTCATCTTCAGACTCATTACAATTCATCTCAATATCAACCCATTTGATGTAACCCAATTTAAAGACATTATAAGCAATGTTTTTAAGTTTGTATAGTAAACTCCTACCTTGATGGAAAGAATAGCCGTGGGGGAATGTAGATGTGGTTATATAGGATTTTATGGTGTCATTTATTTCATCTTTTGGATACAAGCAATTTTCTGTGTTATAGAATTTATATTTTAGTTTTTGAGTGGGGGTTAGTTTTGCACCATAGTTAATTAAATCTATTGTTCTTAATATTTTATCATCATTTAGGAATATTTGGAACTTTGAATTAAATTCATCAACAGTTTCATTTATGTTTAGAATTGATAGACTATCACTATCTCCATTTATTGTATAGAAATTTGAGCAGTCTGTAACCTGGATTATTGTATTGGTATTGAGACCAATTTTTTCAAGGATGAAATCAGAAAATAAATTGCAAATTATAGTTTTCTTTTTAATGTTCATATTATTTTTTTGTTAAACATATAAATAATATTTTGCATTATAAATAAAAAAAAAAGGGGCAATTAACCCCTTTTTCTGCAATTTACCCTTTTGTTTTCTGTGCTGTATAGTATTTTTCAACTGTCTTTTTTATCTTATCCTTCAAATTTTCTTGGACTTGTGAAGAAGAAGATGTAGAAGATTGTGCACTTTCATTTGTTTTAGATTTACAACCACATCCCATAATTTTATATTTATATATAAATATATAGATATTTATAAAATATAATAAAGGATATTTTAATTTTGTTTTTTTAGAAAAGAAGAAGATGATGATGACAAATGTTAAACTTAATCCGGAGTGGTTATTCCGCCATCCTATTGATTTTGAGTATAATAAATATGTGGCTTTGAACTACATAAAGAGTTCAGAGAGTAGGTTAAATGATTTAAAAATCTATCCAGACTTACATGATATAACAATAAATTTAATCAATATTGCATCAATAGGTAAAGATAATAAGACAATTTCATTAACTAGACAATTAAATGAATATGATGATGAGATTGGAATTGAAGATTTTAAATATGATAATATACCAGAATTGGTGAATAAAGATAAGAGTGAGGTTAGTAGAACAATTAATTTTACCTATCCAAAATTGCTTGATTTATTCAATTTTGCTAAATCAATTTGGACTTTGGCATTTGATAATATTGATGTTAAATTAAAAAAGAATAAAACGGCACCAAGTTCATCTGGTTATTTTTATTTTTTTGACAAATCAAAAAAATTATTATATATTTATTCATTTGATATAATTTTGAATTATGGTAAGTATGATAGTAATAGTAAATTTATTGAGATTTATTGTGGGGGTTATGATAATAAGATTTCAATTATTAAAGTTTTTGAAAAACTTAAAGAAAATCAATGTGATATAACAAAACAAGTATATGAAATTACAACAACACAAGAGTTTCCAGTAAGAGAAACTATATTACCTATTGCAAAACGTAAAATAATTTTTAAAAATATTGATAGACTATGATAACAAATAAAGAAATGGTTTCGCACCCTGACCATTACAAATTTGGGGAAGATGACACATATGAGGTTTATAAAGTATGTGAGGCTTGGGGCTTGGATAAAGATGCATATTTATTTAATGTTGTTAAATATGTTGCAAGATCCGGCAGGAAAAATCCAGACAAGGAAATTGAAGATTTAAAAAAAGCAATAGAATATCTTGAGTTTAAGATAAATAAATTGTCAGGAACAAGTATTTAATATTAAAATAGTAATATGAATGAAGAGATTATATTAGAACTTGTTAGCACACAAACACAATTTAGGTTCTTGCATTGGCAAACAAAGTCATATGCAAAACACCAGGCTTATGGTGCTTTTTATGAAAACCTAGATGATTTGATTGACAAGTATGTTGAGGTTTGTATGGGTAAACATGGTCGCCCTGAGTTTGGGGGGGATTTTACATTAGAATTTAAAGATATGAGTTCATTCTCAATGCAAGAATATCTTGATAATTTTACAGAATTTTTGATGAGTTTATCAGAAAAATTAATAGAAGGTGAAGATAGTGATTTGTTAAATATTAGAGATGAAATTATGGCAGAAGTCAATAAACTAAAATATTTATTAACACTTAATTAGATTGAAAAAGAAAATAATACTTGAAACTGGTATTAGGGAAATAAAAGCACTAGCAAAAAGATACCCAAAAGCTGAAATATATTTTCATCAAGATTTGGATGGTGTAACTACAGCATTAGCTATGAAAAAATACTTGGAGGATAATGGTATTGAAGTTGTTGATACACATGTAATTCAATATGGTGAAATGGAATTTGCTGTTAAAAAGAATGATGCATTAGGTGATACTATGCCTGTTTTAGTTGATTTTGCACATGGAAAACCTATGTTCAAGATACATACAGATCATCATGATAGCCAGATTGGTGTAACAAAAAATACATCAGGACAATTTAAAAAAGCAAGGTCAAATGCTGAAACTATTTCACAAGTTATTTCAAAAAGTGATATATTTAGTGACACAGATATTTTGATAATTAATACTGTTGACTCTGCTGATTTTATTAGGCAAGGATTAACAACAGATGATGTTATTAATTACTTATATAAGTATGATAAGTCCAAATCAATGAGGGAAAATAAATTACTATTGGGCCTTGTTGCAAACAAACTATTATTGGCATTTAAGAATAAAACTGGATTTTTGGAGTATTTGGTTATGAATTCAAGTCCTTCTATATTCTCAATATTAAATAGTATTAAGAAATGGATGAAAAACAATACAGATGAATTGCCAGAAGATTTGCAACTCAATGCAGAGAAATATATTGAATCAATGAAGGACAGTCCAAATGTTAAATATGAGGATGGAATCATTTATCAATATGGAATGGGCAAATTAACTGGAACAGGATCCTATGATAGATATGTTGCATTTAAGAACAATCCAGATGCAAACTTTTTAATATTATATTGGCCATTGGGTTTAATCCAGGTTTCAAAAAATCCATTTAAAGATAATCCAAAATATAAAACATTACACTTGGGAGAATTGGCAAAAACTGTTATGGAACAATTTAAACCAATGTTAGAGGATAAGTTAATATTACTATCAACAATGAAGTGGGTTAATGAATTAAAAGCAAAGGAAGGTAGTGTTGGCTTTACATTTAATGATTTCTTTGCAACTTATGGCAATAAATATTACACAAAACCTGGTGCTCCAAAAACAAATTCTGAATTGAAATCAATTATGGATAAGTTATTTAGTGAATTGACAGAAGATGAGAAGCAAAAATTGGATTGTGTTGCATTAAATGCTTGGGATATAATTCAAGCAAATAGTGGGGGGCATCCAAGTATCACAAATATTTCAGGGTTAAATTTCATAGGTAGAGGTAAAAGACCACCCCAACCAAAACCAAAATCAACAGAACCAAAATCAAGATATTCTAAGTATGATAGCAATAAAGAAAAAACAGAAACTGAATATTTAGGTTTAATGAAAAATATTGCTAGTAAAATTAAAAATAAATTAGAGGATGAAATTACTAAATACTAATTAATAACATCAAGATAATCACCCTCATTTATGTTTTCTTTTTTACATGTGCCTCCCATTACCTCTAACACCATATTCCCATTACCACAATATCTCTTACATCTTTCAGTTGTGCATGGGGGGCAATTGTGATGTATTTTTGTAATTACATTGTTATCAATCATTATGATATCTAAAGGTATAATGCAATTTTTCATCCAGAAACAGGATCTGGATTCATCTATAAGGAATAACATAGCATTGAATGTATCATCAAATTCCTTATTCATCATTCCTTTTTCTTTCTCTTCACGTGTTATTGCCAATTTTGCCTCAAAAGTGATGTCATTAATTTTAATTTTCATAATTAATATTTATTAATAAATAGGTTTTAATCAAAATTAGTTGTATTTTTGCAAAACAAAACACAAAAAAAATGCTAGTAATTGGTGATATTCATGGTCAGGACTTTTGGAAGTCTATTGTAGATGAACATATGGATGAGGATTATATTGTCTTTGTAGGGGACTACTTTGATTCTTATTCCATTGGATCAAAAAAGATTTTGGATAACTTTAGGAAAATCATTAGACTAAAACAAACTTATCCAGATAAGGTTAAGTTGCTTTTGGGTAATCATGATATTCATTATTATTATTTGAACTCTAATTATAGGGGGACAGGTTTTGATTATAGTATTATGTTTGATGTGAACAACTTGTTTAAGAAATACAAAGATTTGTTCCAAGCAACATTTCTATATGGTAATACCATTGTTTCCCATGCTGGAATTACAAACAAGTTGGTTGAATCAACAGAGAATGATTATTTGACAGCATTGGATTTGGGTTGGGGCGATGCAAAAGAGCATAATGACATTGCAGACAAGTTAAACTTCTTGTTTGAAATTAGTTGCAAGACCCTTTTTTACATTGGTGATGAGAGGGGTGGCATTGATCCTTTCTCTGGTGTATTTTGGGCAGGGATGAAAGAATTGACAAATGATTATATTCCAGGATTTAACCAAGTGGTTGGTCATACTCATTTGGATGAAAAAGTAATTAAGAAATATGATGATGTTGAATTGGCATTCATTGACACTGGGAATAAAAATGCTTATCATTTAGTAAAAAAATAATATGAGACAATATGTTGGTGTCTTGGTAAGACATAATAAACAATTTCTTCTTTGCAAAAGAAGTCCAAAGAGCAATAGTTTGCCTGGAATGTGGTCAATACCTGCTGGTAAATTGGAAACATTTGAAACAACCCATGAGGGTGCTAAAAGGGAGTTTTATGAAGAAACCAATATTCATATAACAAATAAAAAATTAACAATCATTGATGTCATTGATAGATATTCAAGGGATGGTAGTAAGATAAATGGAAAGTTCAATGTTTATTTATTAGATAGTCCAGATAAAAAATTAATACCAGATTTGGTGAATGCAATAGATGGTGATGAACATACAGAATGTGGCTATTTTACTTATGAAGAATTGAATGGATTATATATTGATGAAAAGTTAATGAACATTATAAAATCATTATCTTGATATATTTATAGTAAAAAAATGAAAGATAATAAATTCATTTTGCTTACTGAAAATCAAGTTGACATTTTATTAAATGAGCAATTAATTCAAGAATGCACAATTGCTGCTGTCAAATTAGATGATGGAAATGTTATAGCCAAAAATAGGGATAGGGGTTATTTGGCAAAGATGGAAATTGTCCATGAGATTGTGGATGATGTTGAGGTTATGTATTGGAGAGACACAGAAACAGACTGGTCCGAGGGAATGAATGAATACGGTATTGGAATAGTTAATTCAAGTCTATTGGTTAGACAAGATGAGAAGGAAAGTAATAAGGTATTCAAGTCCAAGAAAGTTAAGAACTCCAATGATGGCAAGAAAATACGTAGAGCATTAAGTTTTAAGAATTTAAAAGATGTGATTAAATCAATCATATCTTATGATGCAGATGATCCAAAGAATGTTGGAATTAAGGGTCAGACAATTGTTGGAAGCCCAAAAAATATATATATTATTGAACTCACAAGTAAGGACACTCCAGTCATAACAAAGATGGGTGATGATAAGGTTGAGGTAAGAACCAATCATGGCATAGTACACAAAAAAACAGGTTACATTTACGGCATAAAGAAGAAGTCATCCCATTCAAGATTGGAGTTGGCCAAAAAGCATTTGCAAGATGCTGAAAAGGATCTAGATGTTATTGATAAGATGAAAGAACAATATAAGAAAAATAAGTTCTTGAACCCTTATAGAATGAAGAATATGTATAATATGCAGACTGTGGGACAAATAATGATGAATTTGGATAAGAAAGAAATTACCATTAGAATGGATAATGAAATGGGGGAGTTTGTTGGGATAGATAATAGATTGCCAAAAGGTTATAAACCAAAAATATCTGTAAAAATAGAGGGGGAGAAAATAAATAGAAAATAATGGAAAAAGAAGTGCTAAAAAGAATGTTAGAGTTCTTTGAAAAAAAAGAAGGTAAGATAATACCACTTAGTTTTAAACTAAAAAACAATGAACCAATAACAAAAGAAGATTTATATGTTGAAGGTGATTTGAGAATTGTGTATGGTTTTAATTTAACATCATTGCCAGAAGGATTAAATGTTGGTGCTTTGCGGTTATTAAATTGCAATAATTTAACCTCATTACCAAAAGATTTAAATGTTCGTGGTGATTTGTATTTATCAGATGTGCCAATAACCTCATTACCAGAAGGATTGAAAAAAGTTGGTAGTTTGTCTCTAGTTAGTTGCCCTAATTTTTCCTCATTACCAAAAGGTTTGGAAGTTGAGGGACCTTTTATTTTATTGATGTGTCCAAAGTTAATATCATTACCAGAAAGATTTAGAGTTGCTCATAATTGTATAATATCTTCTTCAAATATAACTTCATTACCAAAAGGCTTGGAAGTTTATGGTCATTTATTTATTAAGAATACAGCATTAACAAAATACACAGATGAAAAATTAAGAGAAATGATTAAGCCTGGGTTTATAGGTGGAAAAATAATTAGATAATGGAAAAAGAAGCATTAAAAAGAATAATTGATTTCCTTGAAGAAAAGGAAGGATGTAATGTACCACTTAGATGGAAATTAGTTAATAATATACCATTAACAAAAGAAGATTTAAATGTTAAAGGTGATTTGAATTTTAGAAATGCAAAAATAACCTCATTACCAAAAGGTTTAAAAGTTGGTGGTAATTTGGATTTATCCCAAGTAGATATTACCTCATTACCAGATGATTTACAAGTTGGGGGTAGTTTGACTTTGAATTATTCTAATATAACCCATTTACCAGAAGGATTGAAAGTTGGTCGTGGTTTGAGTTTACATAACACATTTATAACCTCACTACCAAAAGGGTTGGAAGTTGGTGGTTATTTGATGTTATCAAATACAAAAATAACCTCATTACCAGAAGGATTGAAAGTTAGTAGTTGGTTGGATTTATCAAATACAAAAATAACCTCATTACCAGAAGGATTGGAAGTTGGAAATCATTTGAGTTTAAATCAAACACAAATAACCTCATTACCAGAGGGATTTAAATTGGGTGGTGGTTTGTCTTTGAATTCTTCTAATATAACCCATTTACCAGAAGGATTGAAAGTTAGGGGTGATTTAGATTTAAGAAACTGCAAAAGTTTAACATCATTACCAAAAGGATTAAAAGTTTTGCTTGATTTGTATTTATCTGATTCAAAAATAACCTCATTACCAGAAGGATTGGAAGTTGGTGATAATATATATATAAAAAATACAGAATTAACAAAATATTCAAATAAGGAATTAAGACAAATGATTAGACCTGGGTCTATAAAAGGAATAATAATTAGAGATTAGATAATGGTAAAAGAAGTATTAAAAAGAATATTTGAGTTTCTTGAAGAAAAGGGAGAACATAATACTCCATTCTTGTGGAAATTATTAAATAATATACCATTAACCAAAGAAGAATTAGATATTGAAGGTGATTTGAATTTAAAAAACACAAATATAACCTCATTACCAGAAGGATTGAAAGTTGGTGGTACTTTGGATTTAAGTTTTTGTACAGAATTAACTTCATTGTCAAAAGGATTGAAAGTTGGTGGTGATTTGAATTTATTTTATTCAAATATAACCTCATTACCAGAAGGATTGAAAGTTGGTGGTTATTTGAGTTTAATAGGTACTAATATGACAACATTACCAAAAGGATTGGAAGTTGGGGATTTTATATTTATAAGAAATACACCATTAACAAAATACACAGATGAAAAATTAAGAGAAATGATTAAACCTGGATTTATAAAAGGAAAAATTAGTAGATAATGGAAAAAGAAGCGTTAAAAAGAATATTTGATTTCCTTGAAGAGAAGGGAGAACATAATACTCCATTCTTATGGAAATGGGAAAATGGTGAGCCATTAACAGAAGAAGAATTAAATATTAAAGGTGATTTGGATTTACAGGATAGAAAAATTACCTCATTACCAAAAGGCTTGAAAATTAGTGGTTGGTTAGATTTATCTCGTTCAAAAATAAAATCACTACCAGAAGGATTGGAAATTGGTGATAGTTTATTTTTAGTAAGAACAAGCATAACTTCATTACCAAAAGGATTGAAAGTTGGGGGGCATTTAGATGTAACTGAATCTGAACTACCTTATTACTATAAAAATGATGATCATTTAAGAAAATCAATTGAACCTGGTTTTATAAAAGGTGATATAATTTCTGAATATTACATTGATTATGATTATGAAGATGAAGATGATTATGAAGAAGATGATGATAATTAATATATGATATGAAAAAAGAAACCTTAAAAAGAATATTTGAATTCCTAAAAGAGAAGGAAGGGTATAATCTACCAGTTAAATGGAAATTGATTAATAATATACCATTAACAAAAGAAGAGTTAAATGTTAAAGGGGATTTAATTTTTGAAGGATCAGAAATTACCTCATTACCAAAAGGGTTGAAGGTTGGGGGTAATTTAAGTTTATATGCTTCAAAAATAGAATCATTACCAGAAGGATTGGAAGTTGGAGAACATTTGAATTTATCATATTCAAGCATAAAATATTTACCAAAAGGATTGGTAGTTGAAGAAGATTTAATTTTATCATACACATCCATTGAGATACTGCCAAAAGATTTGGAGGTTAATGGGAGTATTGATTTGGCTTTTTCAAAAATACAATCTTTACCAAAAGGTTTAAAGGTTGATGGTTATCTTGCTTTAAATAGTTGTACAACATTAAAATCATTACCCCAAGGACTTACAGTTAGTGAGCATTTGGATTTATCAGGCACAAAAATAACCTCATTACCAAAAGGATTAGAAATTGGTGAACACCTATTTATATTAGGTACGGCATTAGAAGAATATTCAGATAATCAATTAAGAGAAATGGTTAAACCTGGATTTATAAAAGGAGGAATATTTAGATAATGAAAAAAGAAGCATTAAAAAGAATATTTGAATTCCTTGAAGAAAAGGAAGAACACAATCCACCATTCTTATGGAAATGGAAAAATGAAATACCATTAACAGAAAAAGATTTAGATATTGAAGGTGATTTGGATTTGACATATTCAAATATAGAATCACTACCAGAAGGATTGGAAGTTAGTGGTGATTTGAATTTAACTTTTTGTGAAAATATAAGTTCATTACCAGAAGGGTTAATAGTTAGAGGTAATTTGATTTTAGAAAGTTGTTACAACTTACACTCATTACCAAAAGGATTGAAAGTTGGTGGCACTTTATACATTTATACATCTCCATTAAGTGAATATAGTAATAGTCAATTGAGAAATATGGTTGGAGATGATGGGTATTTAAAGAGGATTCATTACTTTTAAGACACCCAACTATACTAATAATCAACATTTTATGCTCACAGAGGTGCATCAATGCCCCTCTGTGAAATCCCCATCTAAAGAATTTGATTTTTGTTTGGAGGTGGAAACATTCTATCTTTTAACAAGAAAAATATGCCCCATATTTGGATTATAACAACACTTAAATTCACAATGATTATTGGGTGGTCTTTTGTATAAAAGCCATACACAAGCCAAACAAATGACCCTAAAACATTAACTAGTCTAATGGTTAGAATGTCCTTAAATGTGAAAGATGTGATGGTGATAATGGTGGCAATAAAGCCAATGATTTTAATATACTGATCCATTTTTAGAATTTTAAGAAGTTGATAATATTGATTAAGCGTTTTAGTTTTACATTTAGTTCATTAAGTCTTTCCCCAGATGATTCCATTTCATTTATTAGTTTAGTTAGGGATGGTGTGATGGTAGATAATTCTTGGAGCATATCATCATTTTTTTTATTAATGATAGATCTCTCCATATTTCTTAATGTTAATAAAGTATTTTCAAGATGAGTTTTTTCTACCTTGGATAAATTCTCATTATATCTTTCATTTTCAACATTTGTAATTGAAGTATGTATTTCTTTTAACAGGTATTCCATATTATTTTAATTCTTTAATTATTTGGTTTATTCCAACTATGGTTTTTGCTAATTCTTTTATTTCATTTATAGTATCAATAGTTGAATTTTTTTTATTAATTTCTTCCACCATTATTTTATGAGAATCTCTTAAATTAATCATACAAATAATTAAATTATCTTTTAATTCTTTTATGCTAGATAAATCTGATTTTAATTTGATATAATCCAAATCAGTATAAATACTAGTTCTATTTGATTGTTGTATATAACTCAAGTAGTTTATTGATAACATCTTATCTTCATTATCAATGATAGCATTTAAGTTTTTAGAATCCAAATATGAAATAATATTATTTGATACATTTGTTATTAATGTGTCAGAAGAATTTAATAATATTTTTATCTCTTTACTTTGTTTTTGGTTTATATAAATTCTTCCAGAAACTACTCCTATTTTAGCCCCTATATTTACGAAACCGGTTGGAGTGTTAAATGATGTTAATTTATTATTTAGGTTTATTAAGGATTCTAAATCATATTCAAGTTCTTTTATATTGTTATATAAATCATCAACATAAACATCTGATGATAAGGCCAATAATATTTTTGAGTATGTATTAAGAATTTCAAATGAGTTTTGAAATAAAATGGTTTTTCTTTCATCCAATTTTTGTTGTGCATATATGCTATCTAATTCTGTTAGGTGTAATGATGGTGTTGATAATGTATTGGCAAAATATACACCCCTACTTTTCCTCACATTGGATAATGTTTGGTTGAACTTTAAGGAATACTTTGGTAAATCTTTGGTTGAGGCTGCAAACTGGTGGACATATGTCTTTTTTGTGTGGGATAATGTGTTGCAACTCTGGATTACAATAGTTAGTAATATAAATGTTATAAACTTCTTCATTTTTTTTTATCATAAATACTATTTTCTTTAAAAAAAGATTTGGTGGTTTGAATTATTTGCTATAAATTTGCATCAACAAAACAACCAACCACTATGAGAAAGCCGCAAGTGTTAGAATTAACAGAAAAGAAGACAGGCAGGGTGTTTGTGCGTGAGTTCAAGACAAAAAAAGAATGTGATCGGTTTCTTCGTAATAGTTATACTACATATTCTTGGAAAATACTTTAAAACCAAACTAAACAAAATTAATATGAAACCAGAAGTTAGAGCAAAAGAAATAGAAATTGAAGCAAAAGGTCTATTATGGTCTTGGGGTAATGGTTGCAAACTATATTGTGTTAAATCTGGAATAGAATTTCAGTGGTGGATGTTTGGTGAAACAGGAATGCATATGGTTACTAATAAAGGATTATATGGTCATAGACCATATGCTTGTGAGAGGGTTATAAACCATTGGAATGGTTTTAAAAAAAATCAACCAGAATTGGTGTAGAAAAATTTGTTTAATTCATTTCTTTGTATTAAATTTGCATCAACAAAACAACCAAAATGAAAATCATAACAGCAATCAAACCTTTACTTGAAGACAAATTAGAATTTAACCCCCAGGAAACAATGGGTTGGCTCACATATAATCAACCTGTGTTCTGGTCTTTTGGTGTGTCAAAAACAATAAATTTAAGCAATAAGGGTTTGCTTTTAAGAGTGTCTGCCCGTAGGCACAAAGGCTGGGTTTTGATTACATTAAATGGCAGTGATTTGTATGATGTGTATTTGGTGAATACTCTTGGAAGAGTTAAGAAAGAAATCAAAGATGTATATTGTGATGGGTTATTGGATACAATAGATGATTCAATTGAAAGAATTCCAGAGTATGTAATCTAGTGTTAAAAAGAATCAATGGGTGATCCACACTTCCAGGAGTAGCCTGTTAATAGGGCTTCTGATAAGAAAGGTCAATGTGTGGCTATGATGATGACCTAACCCAGAAAATAATGAAAAAAAGATTTGGTTAATTCATTTTTTTACTTTAAATTTGCATCAACAAAAAAACAAGAACATGACACACAACATTAGAGTAATTTATAAGAATGAGAATTTAATCAATGAGAATTTTGTTGATAAGACACAGTTCAAGTTATTCCTAAAATCTATACACGGATCCTTACAGTTAAAGAATACCCTCCAGTTCTATAATGGAAATGATTTCTTAATCAATGTTCCTTATAAGATTTTATCCAAATGTGTCATCTTGACAAAAGTGGAGGATTATACAATCACAGATCATATAATCAACAAATCAAAGATTGAAACTTTAGTAGATTGATTAAATCCCCCTACTCAAATACCTGGGTAGGGGGAAATTTTTAACTAAACAAAAAAAATAATATGGAAAGGAAACTTGCAAGCATTAGAAAAATATCAGAGTTAAGACAAATTGAAGGTGCTGACAACATTGAGTTGGCCATTGTGGATGGATGGCAAGTTGTTGTTGCCAAGAATGTTGAACATAAGGTGGGTGATTTCATTGTGTATTGTGAAATTGATTCCTTCTTACCTATTAAAGAAGAGTTTGAATTTTTAAGAAAATCTTCATATAGGAAATCAACTGAAGCAGAGGGTTTTCGATTGAGAACTGTAAAAATGAGGGGGCAAATCTCCCAGGGGTTGATATTGCCTATTTCTGTTTTAGGTTCTGAAATATCTCTTGAAGAGGGTATGGATGTGACAGAAATGTTGGGTATTGTGAAGTATGAAACACCAATTTCACCTGAACTTTCTGGGTTGGCAAAAGGAATGTTTCCATCCTTCATTTCCAAGACAGATGAAATTAGAGCCCAGAATATTCCAAATGATTATAAGACATATATAGAATCAAATGATGATTTCTATATAACAGAAAAACTGGATGGATCTTCTGCAACATTCTACATAAACAATGGTGAGTTTGGTGTTTGTTCAAGAAATCTTGAATTATTGGAAACAGAGGGGAATACTTTCTGGAAGGTTGCAAGGGAACTTGATTTGGAGAACAAGATGAGAGCCAAAAACAAGAACTTTGCAATACAAGGTGAGTTGATTGGTGAGGGCATCCAGGGAAA